CACCCGGAGCCGCACCCAGATCCACACCCGGAGACGCACCCGGAGCCGCACCCAGAGGCGCAGCCACAACCGCACCCAGATCCGCACCCAGAGGCGCAGCCATAACCGCAGCCAAAACCCCAGCCACCGATGTACCCTTATTTACGCTAGCCACCATCTCATCACCCTTAACTGCACCCATGGCCGCAGTAATAGCCGCAGTAGTAACCATTAAATCATCTCCTGTGCTCATTACGTATGAGGAGGCATCATTTGCATAATCAAATGCTTTTTTTTTGAGTTCTTTTGAAGAATCAGGCTTAGGCATTAATATAGCCATAGTCACAGCTTTAGTTACATTCATAATCTGAGTATCATTCGTACCCTGTACTTTATGTGCAGCCGCTATTTCCATAATAGAAGTATTAAACGATAATATAGTATCCTTTACCTGCAAAGTTCTATATGCAGCTTCATACGCAGCTATAGTCGCGTCCGCAGCATTATCCGGATTTATTATACTAACATCACGGGTAGCCGCATTATGAGCCGCCTCAGCACCGAGAGCCGCAGCTATAGGAAGTGTTGTTTCATTTAATAGGGAATTATTCTTTAAATGTTCATTACATATAATAAACACAGTTGCACTAGCAGCCGCAACCGCACAAATAGCATATTCCGATTGTGTAGCCGTATTTAAACTGGCTCTCATATGATTCACATACTCAATGGTTGCGTTTATATTGGTATCACTTATATCTGTCATGTGTTTTGTTTTTGTCATTTGACTAATCGCTCTTAAAATTGTGTTAAACCGAGATTTTCCATCATTATTATTAAATAAAGACCACGCTGTTAATACAGCTGCATTTATAGCATATTTATTTTTATCAGTATCAGGAGCAGCTACATAACCTGAAGCTGCAGTTATAGCTGCAGTCTCGGCTATTATTTGAAAGGAAATAATAGGCTCTGGTATAGATTTCGGATCATTTCGTTTCGTCTGCTCTTGAAACTCAACATATTTATAATAACTAGTCATGCACACCCCCGCCGCAGCAGCCGCCACTTCCCCAATCATACGTATGTTTGATTTAACTGCTTCTAAGGTAGTTGAATTAGTAACTTTAGACATAACCGTGTCAATGTTAGCAATAATACCACCCCCTAACATTGGTGGTTTATACAGTAAATTTCCACCCTTACTATAAAATGTTTTCTTGTCTGATGCAGACAATACATCTTTAAGCAAGTAGCGGACATGGTTCATATGGTCACGTTTGAATGTTTGTGAATAGTTAATTAGTATATTATCGTCATCCGTTGTATAATGTAGCGTTAACAATATATATCCATAATTTTTTATTGTATTTTGTATTAGGTTATAATTAAATTTTTCTTTTTTATAATCTGATAATGAATCATAAGTAGGTAATTTATTTGTAAGCTTTATAAATATCTCATTTTCAAATAATATATTTAATAATTTTGGTTCTAATTCAGTATCCTCTAAATTCAACTTTAGACAAATATCTTGCATATATAATAATAGATTAGGTGGTAGTTGCAGTTTACTACTTGTAATATGCGGTATACTTAAAAAAATATTACGTATAATATTACTTACTTCTTCATTTATTTGTAGTTCATATATTTTTGTAAATAAGAATTTGTATTCTGTATATATTAATGAATAGAGTATAATCAAATTATTATGTTTATCATCTATTATAATTTTATAGAATTCTATATATAAATGGTATATTAATATTAAATGGTCTATTATAACTTTTACAACATTCTCATGCGTAGATTCGTTTTCATGATTAATAATATATTTAATAATTAGTATTAGCAGTTTATCATTACTATTATCATTATAATAATTCAACATATCAAGACGATCAACAACTGGTTCCTTCATGTTAAATGGTAAAAATATATTTATTTTATATTGTTCCTCTATATCATTATAATTATTTATATCAGATGAATCTTTCAAATGTTGGAATATTAGCGTTCTAATCATACATATATACAGATTATAATGTAGAATTATTAAACTGTTAGTGCCTACTATATCTCCATGAGTTGATGAAGATTTATTTAATAGGTTTAATAGCTTAGACTGTGTTTCTTTAGGTACAACAGTCATGAATTGATTTGTATTTATTAATTCTAATAGAATGGTATTTATATCACCCGTTTTCGTATGGGTGGAATCTGCCGCCATCATCCCTCCAGTTTTTCTAATCATTCCATTCGTTTTTTCAATCATTCTACCTTTTATTTGTTTATACATAATATTTTGAATTTTATTTATATTATTTTTAAATATATTATAATCATAATTTAATAATGAATCATTTAATATATTTATTTTATCTTTTTTATGATTAATTTTTTGTATAACAGAATTCCTTAAATCAATATTCATACTTATATATATATATATATATATATATATTTATAATAATTTAAATTTAAATTATTATAAATATAATAAAACATTATTCTTATACAATTTATTATATAATTATAATTTTATTTTATTCATGAAAACATATTAAGATATTAAAAATTATATAGAACTACATTTATACATTTAATATTTAATATGGATTCTTATTTAATTTATTATGTATTCTAATAAACAATATCCTTATTTTGTTATGGACGTGTTTATTATCATCAGGTTAATTTACTGTTCATTATCAGTTTATTTAAAAAATTCAAATTAAAAATTACAAAATAATAATTTAAATAAATGTGATTAACGAAGTTCCCTATTATTTTATTTAAACTATTGGTTTTAATAATAATTTAAATAATTAAAAATTATTATTAACACTAATAATATGTGTAATAAACAAAAACTAATTTAATAATTAAAATGGTGTTAATTATAATAATAAACATATATAGAAGTATAATTTATTTATAATTTTTTTCTAATACAGTTATAATAAACACATCCTATTATAAAATGAATTATAATCTTATTTTCAGAAAAATCATAAAAAATTAGAGGCAGTAAACAATGTTCCTAAATATGTTAATTTATGGTTTAAAAAATAATCTTATATTTTTTTCTAAAATTTTTATAATTTATTTGAAAATAGCAATAATTTATAAAAACATATTTATAAAATAAATAAACTTAAAGACGTTTTTGTTGAATAAATAAATTTTTTATATTTTATTAGTTCAATAAATATTATCCTTATTTAATTTATTATAAAATATGAATCTTATTTAATTCATAAAAATATATTAATGAACAAAATTAAAGTTTATTAGTTCCCACCAAATAAATAAGGAAAATTTTCCCTCATACTACAATTTTCAAGAAAATCGTATAAAGACTGAATAAAAATTATATGGAACCATTTATTCATTATATATTTAATTTGGATTTTTATTTAATTTATTAATATAATTTTTATTATATTATCTCTACTAATTTAGCTTATTATATTTAAAAATAATAATAAATATTTTTAAATGGGAACTCTATTAACTTTGGTTATTTTATTTTAAAAAAATCTATTATAGGGGAAGGAAGCAGAGCTTTATTGCATTTTTTCATAATAATTTTATATAAACTAATAATTAATAATATAGAAGCCGCCGCTATATGAGTAAAACTATAATAATTTTTATTATTTTATTATTAATAATAATTATAAAGCTTTCTTCCGTTTAAAACTTTTTTTTAATTTATTAAAAAATGTTCAACCTTATAACAGACTGCCTTTCTGGTTTTCCTTTGGATTTTTTAATAAAATTTTATCTATATTATTTCTGTTTTGTTTATTATTTTTCTTATTATGTTTTTAGGTGTTATTAATTTTATTAGAACTTTATTTATATTCATTATAAATGTTATTCCTGTAATGATCCTCTTTAATATAACCTTTATCACCTATTAAATTAATAGATTTTTTATTATTTTTAAAATTATAATTTATTGAGTTTCCATAATTTTTGCATCATGAATAGACATTAAAATAATAGTTATATCTAAAGGCATGATTATTATTTTTTACCGACCCTTTATAAACATTTATATAATGCGGCGTGCCGTTTTTATTTATAATAACACTTATTTTATTGTTATTTTCATAAAAATTATAAAAATTAAATTATAAACTAATTTTCAAATCTTAAATTATTACATCTTCAGATAAATTATAAAAATTTCAAAAAAATAAACTATGAAATGCCTTAAAATATTTATTAATAAATATATTAATAAATATTTTAAGACTATATTAGTAGAGTCTAAACAAATTATTAGATTTGGATCTTCAATTATTTACGTTTATATTATTTAGTAAAGCTTTGCTTCCAATGTTATATGCTTTTTCAAAAACACCTAATACTATTCATTTATTTAATTCCATTATTTTTTTCTTACTAAATCCAAATTAATATTTACTAGTTTAATTAAGCGGGTCCATGATAAATATGTAAGTGTAATGTTATATATGTGGTTTAAATAAAAATCATATTTATATTTATTAGGGCATCCTTTTAATTTTATATATTCAGATATAACAATTTTATTATAAATATTATTTTTGATTTCATAATTATAATAATTTATGGAACTTCGTTTATTTAGGAACTTCTAATTATCAATTGAATAAGAATACTAATTTATAATAAAATGATTTAGCCTAATTTTTCCTGTCTAAAAATAACTTAAATACTAATTATTTTTTATTTCATAAATTGGTTATTTTAATGAAATACATTATACAGAAACTAATTTTTTAAACAATATGAATAACAATTAATATTATCATCATAATATATATTCTCTGTAGGTAAACTTGAACCAGTATCCCAAAAATTATGTTTAGGAGTTTTATAAATATCTTTAGCATATAAACGTGTATTTAGCCCTATTTTATCATCTATTTCTTGAATATAACATTGTGGATTTACATGAAGATATGGAATATATTCATAATCCCATAAGCTCATACATCTATAATCATCTAATGGATAAGTAAAACGTGTATCTTCAGGAGATAATTTATTAATACATTGTTGTTTGTGGATTACATCTACGTGTTCAATAGGATTAATATCAATATTATCTTTAGATAATAATTTATGTCTCCAAGATAATTTATTTTCTGCATCTATCATATTTTCATTATTTAAATTTGTTTGACATCTTGTCAAAGAAACATCTGATTTAGAACCAATAATACCATCAGACGCAAAACAGGGAAATTTATTTTCACCAAAGGAAGGGAATAATCTATATGTACCTTCATTTGTGCTACGTTTAATTTGTAATTCATACGCTGTTTTATCATAAGGTAATCTACTAAAAGCCATTATATTATAATGAGATATTATATAATTAAATATTTTAAATAATATTTTTAAAAAAATATATAGGAATAAATTATTCATAATTTACATAACATTATAAATAAGTCACTAATATTTTAAATACATTGAAAATACTTTTATATATTTTTTCTTAAATTGATAAAATTAGTATAACTTAATTATTATTTATCTACCATATGAGCAATATAAATTATATCAATTCCCCATTGTTTTAATATTTTTTCATTAAGTAATTTAAGACTATTATTTTTAGAATTTGTATTCCAAATTTTGATAATAACATAATTATTTTTTTTTAGGCAAATAGATAATCCTACAATTTCATTATGAATAGTTGGACATAATATTTCACATACTAAATAAGTTGATAAGTCTTTCCATAAATGGTATGCATTAGTTTCACTGATTTTAAATGACCAACACCCACCATTCTCAGTATATTCCCATAGTGGTAAATAATCATTTTTCATAAGAAAGTAATGTTTATTTGTTAATTGATTAGTATTTTCCCATGTATTATACAATTTCCAAAAATCAGCTATTGTATTTATTTCATAGGCTTTAGTAAATCCTTTAATAGTCCAATCATTATTTTTATTATGAAACCATAAAACCCATTTATTATCAAAATTATTATTCATTATAATAGTTGATAATTAATTTTTAAATAAAAAATGATATAAAAATATTTAAAAAGATATAGTTTATTATTATAATGACGCATAAAGCTGACATAAAACAAATATTAGATAAATTTTATTTTTCTCAACCACAAATATTATATCAACATTTATTTGACTCATATAATCAATTTATAGAAGAAACTATACCTTATGCAATAGAAAGTCATTATTTTTATGAAAATATTTCAGATGAACATATATATTTACATGGTTTAAAATGTTCAAATATTCGTATTAAACCTTCTATATTTGAAAATAATAATGAACTTAAATTTCCTAGTGATGCAAGAAAAAACCAGCTAAACTATTTTGGAACAATAATAGCAGATATATATCAATTTGTTGAAATAATAGATTTAACAACTAATGAAAAAACATTAAAACAAATAGATGAAATAAATAAAAACATAGCCGTAGCTAATGTACCTATAATGATAAAATCTAAATATTGTTCAACTAATATTAAAAAAGACTTACACGGAGAATGTAAATATGATCCTGGCGGTTATTTTATTGTAAATGGTGCTGAAAAAGTTATAATGTCTATTGAAAAAATGGTAGATAATAAAGTATTAATTTATGGAAAAAAAGATTCTTCTTATGCATGTGGTTTATTATATACTGCACAAATTAATTCAAGAAAACAAGATTTAACAGATAATTTACAAATCCTAACAATTAAAAATAAAAAAGATAATGCTTTTAATATTACTACTTCATCACATTTAATTGATATACCAATATTTATATTAATGAGAGCTTTAGGAATAGAATCGGATATGCAAATTATAAGTTATATTACAAATAATTTAAATGATAGTCCAATGATAAATTTATTAAGACCTTCTATGTTAAATTCTATTGATGAAAATAATAATTTAATAAAAACAAAAGAAGAAGCTATTAATTATTTAATATCACGATTAAAAAAAAATAAACGTATATCTAATACTAATGAAGAATTAGCTATAATTCAAAAAAAAATGTTATTAAATAAAATTTTTAAACAAGATTTATTACCACACTTAAATGAAGATATCCCTAAAAAAATTATTTTTATTAGTTATATGATTAATCAATTATTAAATGTTATGTTAGGTAGACGCGATTTAAGTGATCGTGATTCATTACAAAATAAACGAATAGAAACACCTGGAATATTATTAGGTCAATTATTTCGGCAATATTGGCGTAAAATGTTAAATGATATAGGTAAACATTTTAAAAAAAAGAATCAATCAGATATAACACCAATAAATATTATTAATCAAATAAGACCTACAATAATAGAACATGGATTAAAAACAGCCTTAGCTACAGGAATATGGGGAATTAATAAAACTAAAAAAGGAGTTGCACAAGCATTACAAAGAGTAAGTTGGCTTTATAGTATTTCATGTTTCAGAAGAGTAATATCTCCAACATTAGAAGATGCAACTAGTAAAGTTACATCTATAAGACATGTAGATCCTAGACAAGTACATTTTTTATGTATTACAGAAACACCCGAAGGTCCCAAAGTTGGGGTTGTTAAAAGTTTATCAATGATGGCGACTATAACTTTACAAAATATATCTCAATATAATATATTAACAAATATATTAAAATTTAATAATGCGATGCATTCAAACCAAGAAATAGAATTTCCAATTAAACATCCATTTGATATATCTCCTTTATCAATGGATTCATATTTTAAAATATTTTTAAATGGTGATTTATATGCTATGTGTCATCTAGAATATGCACATAATATTTATATTAAATTAAAATTATTACGACGACAATGTATAATAGATTATATGACATCTATTATATTAGATATAATAAATAAAGAAATAAGAATTTATTATGATGGTGGAAGGTTAATACGTCCATTATTAATAGTAGAAAATAATAAATTAAATTTTACTGATGAAGTAATTAAATATATATATAATAATAAAAATATATATTTACCTTCATCATGGAAATTATTATTAGATAAATATAATAATTTGATTGAATATGAAGATGTTGAATCTATAAGTTATATATTAATTGCTGTAAATGAAAATAAATTAAAAGAATCTGTAGAATCATCACAATCAAAAGTTATATTAAATGATATTAAAATAAATAGATATGGTGATTATAGATGGTTAAAATATACACATTGTGAGTTTGCTGGATGGACATTATTTGGTCTTATTTCTGGTAATATTCCATTTTCAAATCATAATGCCGCATTAAGAAATACTATCCATTTTGCACAAGCTAAACAGGCTATTGGTTTATATTTAACTTCCTATAAAGATAGAATGGATATGTCGTCACAAATATTATATTATCCACAAATTCCTATAGTTCAAACAGAAACAATGAAATATAATAATATATTAGATTTACCATTTGGAGAAAATTGTATTGTTGCTATATGTTCTTATACAGGTTATAATCAAGATGATTCTATTATTGTAAATCAATCTTCAATTGATAGAGGATTATTTAGAGCTGATACATTCAGAAAATATCATAGTGAAATTAAAAAAAATCCTTCAACTTCTGAAGATGATTTATTTATTAAACCAGATAGTAATAAAGTTATTGATATGAAACATGGAAATTATAATAAATTAAATGAAAAAGGTTATATACCAGAAGAAACAATTATAGAATTTGAAGATATTATTATTGGTAAAGTATCACCAATTCAACCTACTAACACTAATAAAACTTATAAAGATAATTCTGAAATGTATAAATCACATGTTCAAGGAGTTATTGATAGAGTTCATACAAATATATATAATTCTGATAGATATGAAATGTATAATGTTCGTGTAAGAATGGAAAGAGAACCTATTATAGGAGATAAATTTACTAATTTTCATGGTGGAAAAGGAACTATTGGTATCACATTACCTCAAAAAGATATGCCTTTTACAGAATCAGGCATGGTTCCCGATTTTATACTTAATCCTCATGCATTTCCTTCACGTATGTCTGTAGGTTATCTTATTGAATGTTTAGCTGCAAAACAAGGAGTTTTATCTGGTAAATTTATTGATGGTACTCCTTTTAATGATTATGATGTAAGTAAATTACCTGAAGCATTAATTAAATTAGGTTATTCTCCATGGGGAACTGAAAAAATGTATTGTGGATTAACAGGTAAACAGATGAATACAGAAATATTTGTTGGACCTTCTTATATGTTAAGATTAAAACATATGGTTATGGATAGAGTTCATGGAAGAGCACGAGGACCTAACCAAGCTTTAACACGACAACCCCTAGAAGGAAGATCTAGAGATGGAGGATTAAAAATAGGAGAAATGGAAAAAGATGCTATTTTATCTCATGGAATGGGTCAATTTTTAAAAGAAAAATTAATGGAAAATTCAGATATTACTAAAGTTTATATTTGTGATGATTGCGGTATGTTTGCTTATAAAGTTATTGATAAAGATTATTATAAATGTAAAGGATGTAAAAATACATCTCGTATATCTGCTGTTGTAATTCCTTATGCCTGTAAATTATTAATTCAAGAATTAATGTCTATTAATATTTTACTAAGAATTAGAACAGAAAAATCTATTTATGCTGATGAAATGTAAATATTTAAATTTTTTCATTATTACTAATTATATAATAATAAATAAATGAAGTTCCATTTATTATTATATAATTAATATTATATATTATTAACATTAAACAATTAATAATTTTTTATATATAATTATATTATATTTTTAATTGAATACAATTTTTTGAACATAATATTGGATTATTAGGAATAAATAATCGTTTAGGATTTCCTAAAAAATCATCCTTAGAATGACATAATGAATAATTACCACAATAATAATTTAATATTTTAAAACAACTACATATTGTAAAATAATCATCATGAGAACTATATGATATGCGGTCATCTAATAAATCATATAATTTATTAGTATCTTTATTTATATTTGGACCACGTCTACTACAAGGCGCACAGATATAAATATGTTCATGTAAATGTTTTACACGATTAGAATATATTTTTATAGAATTAATACCATTACAAATACTTAAACATAAGTTTCTATTATTACATAAATTATTATAATTTACTTTATTAACAATTAAAGGTGTTTTTTTAGTTGAATCTTTTAATATATCATTATTTTCATTTATACTAATTAAACGCATAAAACAGAATTCATTTGATACATAATAATGTAAATTTGATTTTGATTTATTATTATTAATAATATATTCCTTAAATACATTATTAATAAAACAAAATGAAATAATTAATTTTACTAATTCCGTATTAGCTAATAAAGATAATAAGATCTTATGCAATATATTAAAATAATTATTAGATCTAGGACCTAATCTATAACATGGAATACATATTAATTCATTTATATTATTTTCATTATGCATAATATTAATACATAAATATTATAATTTTAAATATATATAATTAATATTAAAGTTAATAAATATTTAAATAATTAATGTTCATATTAATAATATTATATTAGATGCATTTTTTGTTTATTTAAATTAAGTATACATAATAATATTTAAAATTAGTTTTTTTAAATAAAACTCTCAACATTAGATTTAAACTTTAATAAAAGATATATTTATTATTATTTTTTTATTGTTATTTTCAGAGAAATTATAAAAATTTCAGAAAAATTATAAAATAATTTGTAAATCTTAAATGATTGCATCATCAAAGAAATTATACAAATTTAAAAAAAATAAAATAAACTACGTTCCATTCCAAAATATTTTAATTTATGGTTTAAAAAATTATTTTATAATTTTTCTGAAATTTTTATAATTTTTCTGAAAATAACAATAACTTGAGATAAAATTTGGAACTTCGTTTATTTAATAATAAAAAAATAAAAAATTGATAAATCAATTTTTTATTTTTTTATTATTATTTTACTAAACTACCGAAGTTAAAAATTATATTAAAAAATGAAAAAATAAAAAATTGATAAATCAATTTTTTATTTTTTTATTTTTTAATATAATTTTTACCGTAGCCATTTTGGCTCAAGTTTAAGCCGTTATAACTCTGATAGCTATATTATTAATCATGAATATCCAAATTTATAATAATAATATGTGGCAAGAAGCAAACATACATCAAAAAGAAGCTTTCATACATTTAACAAATCAACATTATAATACTAATTTAACATATGAATATTATGATGATATTTTAAATAAAAATTGTATTATATCACGTGAAAATTGTAATACTGGAACATATATTGATAATATATATCTTATAGGTGATTTTAATAATGTTAAAGTGTTTTTAGTGATAGATTCAAATATGAATTGGTATAATGCACGTGATTATCAAATATGGTCATATTTTACATATTTACAAAAACAACAAAATGAATTATCTTTTCATAGTAAATATTCACGTAGTCCTATGCAACATTCTATTGAATTACCATTTGATAATTTACCAAGTGATATATGTTATATAATTAAACGAAACCCAAATAATACTATTATATATGAAAAAGATAATATAGAAAGAACAACAGTACGTATTAGTGATCATGAAGGATATCGAAATAATTATTTAGGATATTGTATAAGAATATCAGGACCTATAGAGTTTATATCATTATCTTCTTCTTCTTCATCAGAATTAATATTTCCTACAGATATTATTAATATTGAAATAGATGAAACTAATACAGATTTACAATGTATTATATGTTATAATATTCAATGGAACATTAAATATTCATGTGGTCATGATAAAGTATGTTTAATATGTTCTAAACAAATTTATAACTATCAAAAACAATTAAAATGCCCAATATGTAAAGAAATTATAACTAAAATAGATAAATTATAATATATTTAACCATAATTTAGCAATATCATCCCAACTTATAATTGTATTTGATGATAATAATGAATTTCTAGAATTTTCTATATATTCATTATCATTCATTTTACTTATTATATCATTTGCTATAATTTTAAATATATCTTCATTAACTTCATCATAATTAATTTGATATTGCAAACCATGACGTTCTTTAAAAACACCAAAATTAGATATAATAGGAATACATTTACATATTAATGATTCACGTATATTTATACAATCAATTTCACTAATAGCAGAACTTAAATATAAATGAAATGTAGATAAATATTTTTCTCTTATAATTATATCCATAGGTTGCCTTCCATGATCCATAACACCTTTAGTAGATCCTATTAATTGATACATATTTTTTTTAAATTCATCATCAAATATATAATCCATTCCATAATATATATGTAATTCCGCACGTTTTTCTGCTTCATATATATGTGGCCAAATATATTTTAAAATTTGATCTAGTGATCTATCATAACTACTACAAAAACAAAATCTATATGGATTACGTATAACATTCTCTGCATTTATTGAAAACTCTTTTATACGCAAACCATTAGGAATAATAATTATTTTATCATTAAAATTATTACCAAAATATTCATTAAATGATGATTTATGATATTCTGATTTTAAATGGAAATATGTAATTTTATTAAAGAAATTTAATAAAATATTTTTATCAATATCTTTATAAATAAACATATTATCATGAAAATCTAATATTGTTGTTTTTGCTTTAAAATTATTATTTAATAACATTAATAAACCAGATTTACGCCAAATAATTAATGTTTTTATATTCTTTTCAAATGGAAATTTATTCCATGATATATAATCTACACCTTTAATAGTTTGTTTATTTGGAAAGTTTCCATAAACTGCCACAGTTTTACCTTCATTAACCCACCGTTCAGTTAATTGAACAACGGCTTGTTCTGATCCACCTAAATTTGTATCTGATGGCATCCATGATATACCAAATCCCCCTAATAAATATACTATATCATAATGTAAATCGTCTTCAATTCTAAAAATATTTTTATATGTATTATAATATTTTTCAGGAATAATATAATTAATTATTTGATCTTCTAAAGGTTGTATTTTATCTAATTTTAATATTGATGCACTATATGTAATAATATTATTAAAATAATTATTATTATTATGAATTATTTTAACTACTAAAGATTCTATAACACCATCTTCAATATCTACATTATTAATATTTGTTAATACACTTTCTTTAGTATATGCAATCGGAAATATATCACCATTCATTTTAAAGCTTTTTTGTAATATTATATCATGTAAATATATTGTAGACATCCCTAATACTTTTTTATTTGATTGATTTATTTTATTAATACAATGTTCAACATATAACATAGAATAATAATCATCATCATCCATAAACATTAATATGTCTCCTTTAAAATCAATATTTTTAATTATTTTTTGTTTATCTATATCTAAATCGGTTTTATATACATAATGTAATTTAATATTAGATAAAATATTATCAATTAATTGTTTATTAACTATTGCATCATTATTATTAGGTGTTCCTTCAATTAATATCCATTCAATAATATCCGTATAAGTTTGTTCAAGAATAGAATTTAATAATAATTTTAAACTAGCATGGCGAGATAACTGTGTAATAGTTATTATAGAAACTTTCATTATTTTTTATAAATAAAAAATCTTTAAATATTTTAAAAAAAAAAATTGATATTTTTTTTTTAAAATAATAATTATTATATATATTATGTCTTATTTTGATAATAATATATATATTGGTTATGATAAATATAATGAAAAATTTTATTATATATCATATAAAAAAAAATATATAGTTAAAACAATTAAATTATTAGATTATTATTTTATTTATGATAATAATATAAAAATATTAATGGGTGTATATGTTAAAAATACTTTTATACATATAGAACCAATGTTTCAATTATGGGAATTTATAGATAATAATAAAACTATGATGATTGGATTACCTACAAATAAATTATCATGGAAAGTTATTAGAACTATTCCATAAATAAAATTATTTTATTTAAAATACATAGTTATATTTTTTCTAAAAATAAGAATAATATAATGGACATATTTATTATAACATAATTAAAAATATTAATAATTTCTCCAAAAATAGCAATAATATATTATTATAAAATAAATAAATTTTTTTATGAAACCTAATATATTTAAAATTATATTATGATAATATAATATATGAATATTGCAATATATCATGGTCTTCCTATAATTCATTATGAAATGTTAGGATATTTAATAGAATATTTTTTAATATCAAAAATAAAAATAACTATTTATGCTCATATATCAGATTGGAAAGAATATTATGAAAAGTTTTTTGAAATAAATATGATTTGGAATAATCCGATTCAATTTGATCCAAATAATTATGATTTAATATTTTTATTAACAGATGACGATATAACATTTAAAAATGAATGGTTAGATATTAATAAAATTATAATAATTGATCATACATATACTATGAGACGTGAAAATGGTTTTTATAGATTTGGAACTAGATTTTATAGTGGAAAACCAAATCATGAATGGGCTATTCCCTGTTATAATGGTTTAACTATTGATGAAAAATATAAATATTTAGAAAATATTAGTAATATTAATATTACTTGTGTAGGAGTTCAAAATAGACCAGTATCTATTTCATTTTTACAAGAGTTATTTGTAAATTTTAATGATATAACATTTCATATTATTGCAAGATATATAGATTTACAATTATATGAAGGATATAATAATGTTCATACATATGTTAATTGTGATACTAATATAATGTTTGAAATAATAAAAAAATCACATTATATTTTATGTTGTGAACATCCTACTAATCCAGAACCACGTAATAATAGTATGTCGGCTGCTATTCAAATAGCTTTCAGTTATGGGTGTAATTTAATTATTCCTTCATTATGGCAAAAACATTATAATTTAAAATCTATTATTGAATATAATGATAATTTTTTACAACAAAATGGACAAACAAAATTATTATTAAAAAAAGATATTATATTAGATTCTTGTTATAATGAGTTGTACGATTTAATATCTCATAGAAATTTATTATTTGATAAAATATTAAAAATAAAATATAATTCTATAAATAAAAGTCCAAATAATATATATTCTAATGTATTATATAAATTAGATTTACAAATACCAAATGTATTAATAACTAATGAATATGAAAATATATTTAGTTATGATTTTAGAGAAATACACATAAATAATACATTATTTAATAATATTTTTAAAAATAATATTAAAATAAATTATTGTTATTTATACTATAATATTGATTATAATAAAATTAATGAACCTGTAATGTGGATTATAAATTCTAATAATGATATAAAAGATATAGAATTATTTAGTTTACGAAAACATAAAGATATCATTATTATTCATAATAATATTGAACAAATTAATGATATTATAAATATATATAATAAAAATAAATATTGTGTATCTTATTTATTTGATAATAAAATTTTTATAATTCCTCAAAAATAATAAATAATTATTATTAAAACTAATAATTTAAATAATATGTAAATTAATATTAAATAAAAAATAATTTCATAATTAAGATAACATTAATTATAAATTATAATAATAAACATATAATAAGAAGCACTATTTATAGGAACTTCATTTATTATTTTTAATAAGGTTATAATAAAATATTTAGTAATATTTTATTTTAAAATTTAAAATATAATTTTTATTAGAAATAGTTTAGTAAAAAATAAAAAATTGATAAATCAATTTTTTATTTTTTATTTTTTAAATAAACGAATACCGTAGCCATTTTGGCTCAAGAATGCATGCGTTAAAATCAACCGTTGCATTATAAATTTCTATAGATCTCTTGAACAAGATTTATTTATATACTAAATGAATTGTTCAACACTAGAACTAGTTAAAGCTCGTGAAGATGCTTATTATGCTTTAAAATTCATGAAAATGAAAATAAGAATATATGAAAAAAGACAAAATCAATATAATATAAAAGATAAAAATTTATGTGAACTTAAACACCGAGAAAAAATTATTAACAGTAAATGGGAAATTTTAAATAATCAAATAAGTATAATTAATTTAAAGATAGATAAAATAAATATTAAAAAAAATATACCATCTATTTATCACAAAAAATGCAACATATTAGAAGATAACCTTATACATTATAATTTACAATATGAACAATTAATTTTAGAATGTGAAAGAATTAGTAATAATTTAGGAAAAATAAATAGAAAAAGATATGATTTACAAGAAAATATTTTAATATTAACAAATACATTGATAGATTTAAAAAAAGAGTATCAACAGGCTTGGCTAACATTGAAAAAATATAATGAAATATATGAATATGAATGTATTAAACAACTAATAGATAAATTTATTATTAATAATGATACTAAAATACAAATATTAGTTGAGTTAGATAATTGGAAAAATGAATTTATTAAAATTTCTAATTCTGTGTATGCTATAGAAGATCCAAACTTTGTAAGAATATTTGATTTTGGATGCGATTCAACCAATCCATCAATATCAATATATTCGTCGTCAGACTCTGAATGAATAATAACTAAAATAAAAAAATATTTTAACATATTTATTTTATTAATATTTATAGAAAGATTACACAATATTTGATAACAAATATTGGTTTATAATTATTCAATGATTTATTTATTATAACTTTCTATAAAATAATAAAAATATTTTTAGACTGAGAAAAAATTAGTCTTATTTATTTTATTACAAAATATTATTATTTAATTTATGGAACTTTATTTATTATTATAATTATGAAATCAAAAATAAATAATATTTATAATAAAATTGTATGTCTAAAACTATGTTTATTAAATAATAAACAGTTTATGATCTATATATAAAATCAAAAAATCCCCTAATAAATTTAAATATAATTTTTATTTAAATAAATGTGGCAACTTTTATATTATTAAATCTTAATTTATAATAAATTATCTATAAAAATATTTAAAATGTTTGTTAAGTTCGTGTAATTTTAAATATTTTCATAGATATTTTTTTATAAAATTTTATGAAAAATGTAATAAAGCTTCTTATCTCATAATAGATTAAATTTTTTCAAATTACATATTTATTTATTGTTATATTTAGAGAAATTAAACTGCGTTCCAAAAATTTTAAAAAAATTAAATTATGTTCCAAAATAATTTATCTTAAATTATTGCATTTTTAGAAAACATTTTATAATTTTTCTAAAAATAAAAAAATAAAAAATTGATAAATCAATTTTTTATTTTATTATTATTATTTTACTAAACCACCGAAGTTAAAAAAAATAAAAATAAATAAAAAATATATAGCTTTGCTATATATTTTTTATTTATTTTTATTTTTTTTAACTTCGGATAAAATTTATATTTAAAAATAAAAAATAAAAAATTGATAAATCAATTTTTTATTTTTTATTTTTAAATATAAATTTTACCGTAGCCATTTTGGCTCAAGTCTACAAAATTTAATATTTAATCTTGATATAATAGATTCCATAAATATTTATATACTATGAGTTATTTTATATTAAAAAAGGAAAAGGCCAGATCCGAAGCTTATTATGCTCTTGAAGAACATAAAAAAGTAATAAAAACATATAAAAAAAATATAAATATATATATTATAAAAAAAATAAAAATAAATAATGCTAAACAAAAAAAAAATAATATTATTAATTATAAAACTATTTTATTTGGAGAAAAACGACAAATTTATGCTTCAATTATGGAAATAACATATATTAAAGACAATATATTATCTATTATTAACATTATTTATAAAACTATTAATAATGATGAAGAATTACGTAAACTTCCTTCAAAATATATTAATAAAAAATTATCTATTTATCACAAAAAAATAAAACAACTAGATGTTAAACTTAAACAGTATGAATTACAACTTGAAAAATTAGATTTACAAATTAAAAAATATACAAATGATTTAATAAAAATATATAGAATTATTAGTGCTTCATTAAATAGGCGTAGTACTTTTCTAAGTACTAAATCAATATATTTTAGAAAACAGTATGAACAGACTTGGCTAAATTTAAAAAATAAAGATGAAATATATAATTATGAATGTATTAAACAATTAACAGTTGATTTTATTATTAATAATGATAACAAAACAAAAATATTATTTGAGTTAGAAAATTGGAAAAATGAATTTAGCAAACTTAATAATGAAAAAACAAAATTATTAATTGAGTTAGAAAAATTATTGTAGAATCAATATAAAATGTTTTGATAAAATCAAATTTTGAATTAGATTATGAATATTATTTGAAAGGTTAATAAATGATAACTAAAATAAAAATAAACAAAATTTCATTTATTTTTATTATTTTATTATACTATTGAAGTTAAAACCATAAAGTTAAAAAAAATATACTTTATATTTATTGCAAAAAAATAAATTAATTAACTTTAAAAGTATGATTTTCAATTTGAAAAATAAAATCTATAAATTTAAAAAAAATTAAAATAATTAAACAAATATATATAGAACTTCAGAACTAACCAAATAAAGATTAAATATATAAATATTAATAATAATAATAAACAACAGTATTATTTGAGTTAGAAAAATAAAAAAATAAATTTAACAAAATTTCTAATTTGATATATTTTATAGGTTCCAAAAGTCTAAATAATATCTAATTATTTATTATCACGACAAACTAGATAACAATATATTTTTTAGTTTCTGATTCTAAATTATCATATGAATAAGAATACGAAGTTTAATAAATAATAACTATATAAAATAAATGAAGTTCCATTTATTAATTTATATAAAAGAATTAATTTTAACATAAAATACGTTTATTCTTAAGTTATTATAACTTTTAAAAAATAATAATTAAAAATAATTAAGTTATTGTTAAAACTAATATTTATATAATAAACGTTAACAAAGCTCCAGTAAATTAATAATAAATAAAAATAATTTACTAATTATTGTTATTTTCAGAGAAATTATAAAACTTTCAGAAAAATTAAACTACGTTCCAAAATAATTTTTAAATCTTAAATTAAAATATTTTGATACATAGTTTATTTTTTTAAAATTTTTTATAATTTATCTGAAAATGTTATAATTTTTCTGAATATAACAATAATTAATAAAATAATAATTATAACTTATTATAATAAATATAAAAAGGAAACAAACTTTATTAATAATTAGAACTTCATTTATTTATAATAATATTAAACATTAATCATTATAGATAATACTAAATGTCTATATTTTATTGTTATTTTCAGAAAAATTATAAAATATATTAATTTAAGATTTAAAATAATTTCATATTTTTCTGAAAATAACAAATAAAATATTTTCATTAGGGATGGTTTAATAAAATAATAAAAAATAAAAAATTGATAAATCTATTTTTTATTTTTTATTTTTAAATATAAATTTTACCGTAATGAAAATATTTTAAATAAATAAAAAAATAAATAACTTTGTTATTTATTTTTTTATTTATTTAAAATATTTTCATTAGGGATGGTTTAGTAAAATAATAATAATAAAATAAAAAATTGATAAATCAATTTTTTATTTTATTATTATTATTTTACTAAACCACCGTAGCCATTTTGGCTCAAGAGTGTGCGGGTTTAGTGATTCTTGGGAGCTTTCTGTTGATATTTGAATAAAATTCATTTATATATTATAAATGAATTGTTCATCACTAGAACTATCAAAAGCTAAATTGGATGCTTATTATGCGTTAAAATGTATGAACCGCACAATAAGAGCATATGAAAAATTAAAAAATAAATTTAATATAATGAATAATAGATTAGATAAAGCCGAATTACAAAAAAAGATCATTATAAATAATAAAAATAATATAAATAATAAAGAAAAAATAGTTAAATTAGATATAAAAAATATACAAAGTAAAATGAATACACTTTCTATTTCTCATGAAAAAAGAAAACAATTAGAAATCAAACTTGAAAATTATGATTTAGAACTTGAACAATTAAATTTACAATTTCAAAATTTAATTAGTCAATATATAGATATAAATAAAATAATAGATGCTTTATACAATACACTTAGTAATATAAGTAATACAATAAGAACGGATACACCGTATTATAAAGGCAGATGGCTAGTTGGGTGGCTAGAATTAAAAAAACATAATGAAATATATGAATATGAATGTATTAAGCGTCTAACATTTGAATTTATTATTAATAATAATAATAAAACAAAAATATTATTTGAGTTAGAAAATTGGAAAAATAAATTTAGTAAAATTTCTAATTCTGTATATGCCATAGAAGATCCATACTTCAGAAGACCTGTAGGATGTTTATCTAATACAGAAACAACAACAATATTTTTGTCAGATTCTGAGTATGAACTTGATATTTAATAAATGATGACTAAAATAAAAATATTTTAACATATTTATGTTATTAATATTTGTAGAAAGAGTACACATATAACTTAAAAATAAATATTTAATATATGAATTTATTAAATAACTAATATTTTAAATTACTATTATATTAATAATGATAATAAAATAATAATAACAAAATAAAAAATTTATAAATCAATTTTTTGTTTATTATTGGACATATTTATTATCTTATGTTTCATTTACTGTTTATTATCAGTTTATTTAAAAATTAAAAACTAATAATTTATTGCTATTTTCAGAAAAATTATAACAATTTCAGAAAAATTAAACTACGTTCCAAAATAATTTTTTAAACCATAATTAAAATAATTTTTTAAACCATAAATTAAAATATTTTGGAATGGAACGTAGTTTATTTTATTTTTTTTTTATTTTTTATAATTTATATGAGGATAAACAAAGTTCCAATAATTAAAGATTTATAAATTTTTTGGAACGTAGTTTAATTTTTCTGAAATTTTTATAATTTTTCTAAAAATAACAATAATTTATCTGATGATAAATAATTTAAGATTTAAAAATTTTTTTGGAACGTAGTTTAATTTTTCTGAAATGTTTATAATTTATCTAAAAATTATATTTAAAATATAATTTTTATTATTATTTTAATACATTCTTAATGAAATTTTTTTTATTGTTATTTTCAGATAAATTATAAAAATTTCATAAAAATTATAAATTATTTTTAAATCATAAATTAAAATATTTTATAATTTTTATGAAATTTTTATAATTTATCTGAAAATGAGAATAAACTATGTTCCAAAAATTTAAAAAAAAATAAAATAAACTATGTTCCATTCCAAAATATTTTAATTTATGGTTTAAAAAATAAAAAATTGATAAATCAATTTTTTATTTTTTATTTTTAAATATAAATTTTACCGTAGCCATTTTGGCTCAAGTTTGCTTAGTTAGTAATTTACTCTTATTATCATATATTTCTATAAATATTTTGAACAAGATTTATTTACATACTAAATGAATTGTTCATCACTAGAATTATTTAAAGTTAGGGAAGACGCTTATTATGCTTTAAAATACATGAAAAGAACAATAAAATCATATGAAAAAAAAGAAAATAAATATTATATAGAAAATATAAATTTAAATAAAGCTATACACCAAGAAAATATTTTTATAAATAATCAAGAAATTTTAAATAATAAAAAAGAAATAATTATATTAAATATAATCAAAATAAATATTAAAAAAAATATACAATCTATTTATCACAAAAAAAGTGAACTGTTAGAAGATAAACTTACGCATTATAATTTACAACTTGAACAACTAAATTTAGAACTTGACGAAAATGATAATAACTTAAGAAAAATACATAGAATAATAGAATCTTCAGTAAATAAAGTTCCTGAATTAAAAAATACAATGATAGATTATGAATTAGAATATAAAAAAGCATGGCTAGAATTAAAAAAACATAATGAAATATATGAATATGAATGTATTAAGCAACTAATATATAAATTTATTATTAATAATAATAATAAAATACAAATATTATTTGAGTTAGAAAATTGGAAAAATGAATTTATCAAATTTTCTAATTCTAAGTATGCTATAGAAGATCCAAACTTTAAGAAAACTGTTCCTATTATATCAACTAATACAACTAGTTCAATATATTCGTCAGAATCTGAATTAACTTGATATTTAATGAATTATAATTAAAATAAAAAAATATTTTAACATATTTATATTATTGATGAAAGATTACACAATATTAGATAATAAATATTGATTTATACTTACTCTCATTAATTATATTATTTATGATAACTTTATTTAAAAAATAATATATCTATAATAAAAATTATTTTTTTATTAATTCATAATATTCATCATCATTTCTTTGAAAAAAGTATTTTTTAATATCTAATAAAAACTCTTGAGACATTTCATTAGTTGGAATTAAAATATTATTTTCGTCATAAGTTAAATGTTTAGAAGGATTATAATTATATTTTATTAAAATTTGGTTTCGTTCAATATATTTTCTATTTATTTTTGATCCATGGAAATAATGTTTAATAATAGATGGAACATATCCTATTTTAATTTTTTTAAGTTTTTTAATAAATTTTATAATATCTTCATTAAATCCTTTTAGATTTCCACTAACACAAGCTATCCTATCTAAGAATCCTTGAGTTAATATATAATCACCTGATCCAATAACTCCTTTATCATAAATATAACCTATTTTATTATAGAATTTTCTATTACATGCCCAAGCATATCCTGTATGCCAATAATTAATTCCGCGGTCATACTTAAATGTATAACCATTACAATATTTATAACCATATGATTGCCATATGTTCATTGGAATGTTATTTTCATTTAAATCTAAACAAACTGTAAACAATTGAACTATATCAAATTTTGTTAATAATTTTAAAGTATTATTAACCCAATTATTATCTTCAAATTCTATATCTCCATCAATCCATGCTACAGCTTTCCAATCTGAAGGAAGTAATTTAGATATACCTATATTTATTAGATTTTCTTTATGCCATAATGCATATTTAGTTCTTAATTGTAAATGATTTGGATTGGTCGAATTTGTAATTTTAAATTCTTGGTCTTCATATGCTAATTCTACAATATAAAACTTTATATTTTTAACTTTATTCATTCTTTCATTAAACTCATTCATTAATTGCCATCTCCGTTTAAAATTACATATATTAGAAATAAATGTTATAACATGTAAAACATCATCAATTTGATTATTATTATTTAAACATTTATTATATAAATCTTTATTGGATTTAATATTAATATTTATATTAGGCTTTTCATCAGAATATAAATTAATAACTACCATATATATATTATAGATATTTAATATAATTATTATAAAATTGTAATTTAAACATATATATAATATATATATTATATATATCTATGAAAAAATATTTTATTAAACAACAATATGAAATTACTTCATTAGATAATAAATATAAATTAATGATGGAAACATTAAATAATAAAAAAAAATGTATTAATGATGTATTGGATCAAATAAACACAATAAATACAAATATAGAAAATATTGATTTAGACAATACTACACAAACATATGATTTAAATAAAATAACTTATAAAGCTGAATTATTAGATAAACTATATATTTTAAAAAAAGAATATGAATTATTAAAAACTGATTATAATAAATTAGACTATTATAATAATACTGGAGATTTAATATTATTATATTATGATATTAGAAATAATACTACTAATTATAATAAAGAAAAAAAAAATATTTTAGATTTTATGGCATTAAATGAAAGTGATAGTAATAATAAATCTGATAATAAATATTTATTATTGGAAAAATATTGTAATAGAATTGAAGGTATTAGATTAGTACATGATGAAGGATTTAACCGTGTTAATATATGTGATAAATGTTCTATTGAAACAGTTTTAGATATTTCTGAAAGTGCTTATATATGTCCATGTTGTGGACATTCAGAATCTATTATAATAGATGAAGATAGGCAAATTAAAGAATACTCACCATATAAAAGATTAAATCATTTCCGAGAATGGTTAAATCAATTTCAAGCAAAACAAACTCCAGATATTCCTGAATGTGTTTTTATTGATATAGTTAAAGAACTAAATAAAAATAGAATAACTGATTTATCTATATTAAATAGAAAAAATATGAAAATTATATTAAAAAAATTACAATATAATATTTATTATGAACATATCGCATACATTATTAATAAATTAAATAATTTACCCGCCCCAAAAATTACTAGAGATATGGAAAAAATATTTATATCAATGTTTATACAAATACAAGAACCATGGGATTTATATAAACCAATAGGAAGAAAAAACTTTTTATCTTATTCATATGTTCTTTATAAATTATGTGAGTTATTAGAATTAGATCATTTATTAGATTGTTTTACATTATTAAAAGATCCAGATAAAATAATGGAAAATGATTTAATATGGTATAAAATATGCAAACATTTAAATTGGCAATATATTAGTTCATATAAATAAAAAAAATGATTAATAATTTTATTATATATTATATATAATTATATTTATGAAAATAATATTACATAAAAAAAAAAAGTTTAATACACAATATAATGAATATATTAAAATTAATAATTTATTAATTGAACTTAATAAAGCTATAGAAAATAATTCAATTAAAACAGTAGTAGATATAAATAAAAAAACAAAAACACACCATATATGTATAGTAAATATGAAAAATCCATTAAATACTGAACAAACTTTATATTCGCAACCATTATTATCATTAAATAAATTAACACATAAACTAATTAATATTAATATTTTAGATCCATTAAAAATAATAGAATTATATAATAATCAAATTAATAATATAAATATTATTAATTTTGGTTTATCTTATTATAGACTAATAAGATGTAATATAATTGCATTATTATATATATATATGAAACAAACTAATAATATAATATTTAATCATATATATTCATTTTTAATAGATCGTGATATAAATAATGATTTAGAAAAACTAAAAAATTATATTTTTTATTTTGAATCTTATAATAATTATAAAAATAAATTAGATATTACATTATATCAAAATAAATTAATATTTAATAATTATAATATAGATTATCAAATAAATATATTAAAAACATTTGAAAAATTCCAAATTCTTAAACTAAAAGAAATGGCATACGCTATAAATAATCATATATAAATTATTATAAGTTTTTTAAATTAATATTTTTTAATTTATATTTTGTATATTTATAAAATAAGACAATAAATATGGATACTCAATTTATATTTTTATTTTTAATAAGGTTATAATAATTTTTAATTTAATAAAAATAAATTAAAAATTATTCAAATCTATTTTAATGATAATATTATTAATTTTAATTATATTAATAATATATTATATTTATATATTTTATAATTATAATTTAGAATGTTATAAAAATAATTTATTATTTAATAAACTAAAAATAATTTATTTAGTCTTATATTCTGATGATAAATATTATAATCAAATGTATAATATAACTTCTAAATATTATAAAAAGTTTACAAATGTTAAAACAATTTATTATAAATTTTCTAATAAAACAGAACTTAATGATGATATATTAACTATTGAAGGTTATTAATCATATATTCCGGGTATTTTAGATAAAACAATAAAAGCCTTTGATTATATTAAAAATTATGAGTTTGATTATATTGTTAGAAGTAATATAAGTACTATTATTAATTTTGAATTATTAATTAATAACTTAAATAATAATATAGATTATGCAGGTGGAATTAAATTATATATTAATGATTCTTATAGAGATATAAATAATGGAATTATAGATGATCGTTATACAAATACTTATTATCCATCAGGCACATCTATTATATTATCAAAAAAGATATTTACACATATATTAACAAATAAACAATATATTAATTATAATGTTATTGATGATGTATCTATTGGATTTCTTATAAAAAAAATATTACCAGATATAATTCTATATGATTTTTATGATAAATTTATATTTGTTGATGATATTAATATTAAAAATAATATTGATACTAATGAAATTATATTTTATAGAAATAGAAACAAAACAAGAGATATAGATATACAAAATATGAGTTATATTATTAATTTATTAAATAATAAATAAAATTAATTTCATATTTTAAATTGATAATAATATAATTTAATATAAAGTTTAATTTATATTATCCATATATAAAATGACTAATATATTAGAAAATAAAATTAATATTTTTTATAAAAAAAAAAATGATATTTTTAGAAAACCATTAGAAAAAATTATAAATAATATGTTAAATAAATGTAAATATATAAATAATGAAAGTTTAGAAAGACATAATTGGGGAAATACTCCATTAAAATTAAAATTAATTCCTGAAAATATAAATTCTGATACTTTTGAATATGATTTATTATATGCATTAGAAAGGTCTGATCAAAATGATTATTCAATAATAGAATTATTATGGGGTGACATTCAATTAGGTAAAAGGATACAAGCATGTATAATAATGTGGATATCAATATATATTTTAAATCGTCCTGTATTATATATTTTTAGAAATTTAATTATTGATCAAAAACAATTAAATGATGATATAGTAGGAACAGATAAATATAATTTTAATATTCAATTTATAAAAACTATATTTGATGAATTTAATTTAGAAATTCAAAAATATTTTAATGAAGATGTAAATGAATATTGGAAAGAATATAAATTACCAGATTTAAAAGATATAAATAATAATGAGAATATTTATAAATTAAGTAACAAAGATTTTATAAATATAACTGATATTTATTGTTGTTTAATGAATTATAAACAATTGGAAAAAATAAATAAAATATTTAATAATTATATATATTTTAATAAAGAACTAGTAAATATGACTATATTAGTTGATGAAAGTGATTTAATGTCCCCTACATCTTCAAATGATAATACTTGCAATAATGATTTAAATCATTCAACATTATGTGAACAATTATTAGTAAAAATATATAAAAAGGTTAAATATGTATTACATATTACTGGAACAGCTCATTCATTATTATATAATATAACAACTAAATTAAATTCAAATACAAATATACAAATGAAAGTATCAAAAGTTCATAAAATGATAAGATCAAATGATTATTATGGATTATTTAATAATTCAATACATTTTAAAACAGATATAAATGAATGGTGGGGTAATATTGATACTGAAGATAAAAATACATATAATATTTTAGATGATTATGATTTTAATATAAAAAATATAATAAATATAATTATAAATAGAACAGATACAAAATATAATTCATTATTAATATCTGAAGAAAAAATAAAACAACAACAATTTTTATTAATAAATAAAATTTTAAAAGATTTTTCAGATTTATTTGTTATAATATATCATGGTAATTGTTTAAGATTATATTTATCAAAAAATTATGAAAATGAAATTATATATTGGAGTAAACAAGATGGACAAGAATCCATACATTCACCTAGATTATATCAAGAAGGCGGAATTTATAATACTTCTGAAAATATTATTTATTTTAATAATTCTAATAATCTTGAATTATTACCTAATAATTATTGTTATTTTAAAATTAATACAAAAATATTAAATATAAAATTAATATATAAATTATTAAGAATATTATTTGAAAATAGTACTAATATTAAATATAAAACTGTAATAACTATTACAGGACGATATGGTGAACGTGGATACTCATTTACAAGTGATGATTATGAAAAATATTCATTTCATTTAACAGATCAATATTATATTTCTCATGCTTCTTTTAATTGTACTAATATATCTCAGAAATTAAGATTACAAGGAAAATATAATGATATAGAATTACAAAATGGAACAATGAAATTATATTTATGGACTACAACTAAATTAAAAAATATTATGGAAGAGTTTTATATTAATTTTATAAAAAGAATAGAAAATAAAATAATGGATTGTAATAATTGGGAAGAAATTAAAATATTAATAGAAAATATTATTGATATTGGAGATTTACAATTTAAAGAACATATTAAATATATTGATATATATAAAAAAAGAAAAAATATAACATGCACAAAAATATATGTAGAAGAATATAATGGATATAAATTAACTTTAATTGATACTAGTATTAATGAAAATCTATATATTAAAAATTTTTGTGAATATAATAATTTACCACCTTTTGGAGGATTAATCAATGATATTAAATCTATAACTAAAACAGACTTTATAAATATATATGGTATTGAAGGAAAACAAGAATTATTACAAATAATTGATGATGAGCATATAATTAATAAAAACTATAATGACATTATTAATATTATTAATAATTTTATAAAAAAAACTAATTTAGATTATATATTTCCTCAACCTATAGATTTATTTAATGATAATGATTATGAATGGATAGAAAAAAGAATTAACAAATCTGAAGATTTAAGAAAAGGAAAAAAAAATCATTTTTCATTTACAACAAAATATGATAATAATAATTTTTATTTTATTATTATATATTATATGAAAATATTACCACCCCCTACATATGATTATATTAAATCAATACCATATAAAGAAATAGATAATAATATTATAATATATTCAACTATTAAAGAAGAATATCAAAATACAGTTAAAAATGTAAATGTTGCATATATTAAAACTCTAGATGATTGGTTATTATTATATAAAAAAGATAAACAACCTGAAAAATCTTTATTAAATTTAAATATATCAGTACCTTTATCAGCATTAAATGAATCTGAATTATATAAAGATATAATATTATTTTTTAACTCAAATTGTAGTAATTCAGAATATACAAACTCACATACAATAACTTATATTTATAATAAATATAAAATATGGTGTATAAATAATAATAAAAATATTCTTATAAAAAAAGAATTTAATATTAGATTTAATAAATTATATAAAAATTTAAAAAAACTAAATAAATATAATATTACATTTATATAAATATTATTTTTAGATTAAATTATTGTTATTTTCAGAGAAATTATAAAAATTTCAAAAAAATTATTACATCTTCAGAGAAATTATAAAATAAAATAGTTTGAAATGGAACGTAGTTTATTTTATTTTTTTTTAATTTTTATAATTTTTCTGTGAATGAATAATTTAAGATTTAAAAATGTTTTTATAATTTTTCTGAAATTTTTATAATTTCTCTGAAAATAAAAAATTGATAAATCAATTTATTATTTTTTTATTATTATTTTACTAAACCACCGTAGCCATTTTGGCTCAAGAATTGTGTAGCATAAAATACTACATAATATGAATTTATCAATATATACATTATCAGGCTTATTGTATTGTATTATTGAAATAGACACACTATTAAATATATATGAAATAATATTAGGTAAAATAATATCTAATTTAGAAGAACCATATACCACATTTTCTATTATAACAGAAGCACGCGAAGTCATACTTAATTTTTTAAAAGATAAAGATACAAAAAAATTTGAAAATTATATAAATAAAATATATAATAGTTCTACAACTAATCATACATTATATATTATAAAAGAAGAGTATTCTGATGATGTCGATAGATCTCTTGTAGAGTATAATAATTATTTAAAAAATTTAGATTATTTTGAATGTGATAAAATTGTAAGACAAACAAGATTATCTATGCGTCATAAATATTTAATAATTAATATTCTTAACAAGGATGGAAATTTTTTATTAGTATTAAACAAAGAATTTAAAAAAAATAAAGAAATAGTATTAGCTGCGATTAATAAGAATGGTAACGCATTAAGGTATGCTTCTAAAGAATTGAAAGAAGATAAAGAAGTAGTATTAACTGCAGTTAAAAATAATGGTGAAGCATTAAAGTATGCTTCAGACGAATTGAAAGAAGATAATGAAGTAGTATTAGCTGCAGTTAAAAATAATATTGATGCAGTAAAATATGCTTCTGAAATTTTAACAAGAGATAGAGAATTCATATTCACAGTTGCTATTATAAATCCATCTGTATTATATTATGCTTCCCCTGAATTAAAAAATGATAAAGAACTAGTATTAGCAACAGTTACTCATGATAGTTTTGCGTTAAAATATGCTTCTAAAGAATTACAAAATGATAAAGAAATAGTATTAGCTGCTATTAATAATAATAAGTATAAATGGACATTATTAGAATTTGCTTCTGAAAATTTAAAAAACGATAAAGAAATAGCATTAGCCGCTGTTAGAAATAATGGTCTCTTATTTAAAGATCTTTCTGAAAATTTAAAAAACGATAAAGAAATAGCATTAGCCGCTGTTAGAAATGATGGTCTCTCATTTAAAGATCTTTCTGAAAATTTAAAAAATAATAAAAAAATAGCATTAGCCGCTGTTAGGAATAGTGGTCTTTTATTAAAATATGTTTCTGAAAAATTAAAGAGAGATAGATATGTAGTAACCGCCGCTATTACTGAAAATTGTTTTGCATTAATATATGCATCTGAAAATTTAAAAAGAGATAAAAATATATTATCAGAAGCTATTAAACATATTCAGAATCCTGGTGTTCCTTCTATAGAATTTATAAATGAATTTATAATAAATAGACAAATAGTATTAGCCGTAGTTAATAAGTGGTATTTCTTTGATTTGGAAGATCTTTCTAACGAATTTAGAAGTGATAGAGAAATAGTATTGCAAGCAGTTATGCGAGATGGTAAATCATTAAGATATGCATCGGATGAATTAAAAAATGATAGACAAATAATATTAACTGCAGTTAATGATTGTGGAACGGCATTACGTTATGCTTCTAAAAAATTAAAAGGAGATAAAGAAATAGTATTAGCAGCAATTAATCAGAATAGCTATGCATTAAGGTATGCTTCTAAAGAATTACGAACAGATACCGAAATATTGCAAGTGCTAGACAAAATATCTAAATAAAGTATTATTAATAGAAAAGGTTAGGTTTTATAATATGTTCTTAATAATTATATAAAAATATAGTATTTCTAGTGATAATATAAATATTTAAAATTATTAATGACATATATTTATTAGTATTTGTTATTATTATAATTTTATTTAAAAATTAAATAATATTTATTTTTGGAACTTCGTTTATTCTTATTTTTAAAGAAATTAAACAGCGTTCCAAAATTTTAATAAAATTATAAAAAAACTGATGTAAAAATATATAAAACCGCTTTATTTATTTTATATATAATTTGAATTCTTAATTTATTTATATAAATTATTATTAAAACTACCACTTTTAAATAAAATTATAAAAATCTTTATTATTTAAATTATTAATTTACGAGAACTTTATTAATTACATAAATTTTAGATTTAATAATAATTTTAATAATTTTAATAATTCAAATTATTGGGTATGATTAGTATTATCTATTTCATTTGTTGTTTAGTATTGCTTTATTTAAAAAATGGGAACTTTGTTTATTTTTTAATTTGGGCATGTTTAGTATCATATGTTTGGATTACTGTTTAGTATTAACCTTATTGAAAAATGATAATAATAAACAAAGTTAACAAAGTTCTCAATAAAAAATAATAAACAAAGTTAATAAAGTTCCTACTATAAAATAATTATAATATAATAAAATAAATAAATCTTGCTTCTTTAATAGAAAAAGTTTTATAATTATTTTATATTGGGAACTTCGTTTATCAATTATTATTATTATTATTATTTTTTAATAAGGTTAATATTAAACAGTAATCCAAATAAATGATACTAAACATGCCCAATATAAAAAAATTGATAAATCAATTTTTTATTTTTTTATTATTATTTTACTAAACCACCGTAGCCATTTTGGCTCAAGTATTGGTTTGCATTAAACATTATTAATTACATAATATGATCTTATCAATACGTAGATTATCTGGTGCTGAGCACTGTAATATTAAAATAAATAATCTATTTAATATATATAAAATATTAGATATAATAATATCTAACCTAGATCCATATAGTACATTTTCTATTTTATCAGAAGAAAATAAACTTTTACTTGAATTTTTGATAGATGATAATACAACAGAATTAGTAAATTATATAACTAATATATATAATAGTTCTACAATTAACCATACATTATATATTATAATAGAAGAATATTTTGACGATAAAAATAGATCACTTCAAGAATATCAAAATTATTTAAAAAGTTTAAACTATTATGAATGTATAATACTTGCAAGACAAACCGATTTGTCCATACGTAATAAACATTTACTAATTAAGATTCTTACCAAATATGGAAGTATGTTAAAATTCTTAAATGAAGAAATAAAAAAAGATAAAAAATTAGTATTAATTGCAGTTACAAATTATCCATTAGCATTAGAAGATGCTTCGGAAGAATTAAAAAATGATAAAGAAATAGTATTAGCAGCAGTTACTAAAAATGGAGAAGCAATATATTATGCTTCTGAAGAATGTATAGGAGATTATGAAATAGTATTAGCTGCAGTTAAAAATTATCCATTAGCATTAGAAGATGCTTCAGAAGAATTAAGAAATAATAAAGAAATAGTATTAGCTGCTGTTACTAAAAATGGTAAAACATTATATTATGCTTCTGACGAATGTATAGAAGATTATGAAATAGTATTAGCTGCAGTTAAAAATTATGGTAATGCATTAAAATGGGTTTCTGAAGAATTAAAAAAAAATAAAGAAATAGTATTAGAAGCAATTAAGCAAGATTATACAGCATACCAGTATGTTTCTGAAGAATTAAAAAACGATAGAGACATATTATTAGTTGTTAATAAAAAATAGTAGATCTTTACAAAATGCTTCTGAAGAATAAAAAAAAGATATAGAAATAGTAATTGTAGCGGTTAATCAATATAACAATGCATTTAAATATAAATTATTATCTATGTATTTGTGTTGTTTATTATCACTTTATTTAAAAAATAAATAATATTTATTTTTTATTTTTTTTAATTTAGAATGAATATTATTTGTATATACAAAATGTTTATAATAATTAAAATATAAATTTTTACCATAATTATTGCTATTTTCAGAAAAATTATAATATAATTTTTTAAACCATAAATATTGTAAAGAAATAGTATTAGCTATAGTTAATAATATAGGTCATGCATTACATATGCTTCCAAAAATTTAACTGAAGATATAAAAATAATATTATTTGCTATTAGTACATATTACAAATCATTATTATATGCTCTAAAAAGTAAGATATACATAAATAGTATTAGCATAAGTTAGTACTCATGATCGTACATTAGAATATGTTTTAGAAGAATTGATAAATAATAAAAAAATAGTATTAGCAGCTGCCACTCAGGAAGATATAGCATTAAAATATGCTTTCAAAGAATTACAAAAAGAACTAGTAAAACATAGTAATTTTAATTGGGTATATTCATTATCATTCTAACCAAAATACGACTTACATTATTAATAATAGATATATTAATGTGTAAATATTCTAACAACTATTTGGGTCTAATTACTTATTTTATTATAATAATTTTTTTGAAAACATAATAAATATATTATTAAAAAAAATGATAAATTAATTTATAAAAACTTAAAGAAATATAATATTATGTCTATGTGTAATGCAAACGTGGAAAATTATGTTAAAAAAATAACATGCTTACGTTATTTAGGTATTTCTAGTATTATTACTTATAAAGTTTTAATAAAAATGTTAAAAAATAAACAATATATTATAAATAATAATAATTTATATGAGAATTTAAATGATTCTAACACTGAATATTATAACACATCCCATAACACATCCCATAACTTATTTAATTTTAAATTGTTAATTGATAATGGATATATTAATTTTATAATATTATTTAGTAAATCAGTTATATTATTTTTAACATCTGAAGGTATATGTATTGCATTATATTTTGCTACTACAGCTAGTGTTGATAATTTAACTATATATTTTATACCAATAAAATATTGTATATCTGAAATGGCTTTAAGTGTATATTTAGGTTCATTATTTTCATTTTATCCAACATATTATTTAGCATCAAAAATACAAAATACATTTTATGAAAAAGGAAATAAACCTGAACAGATATTTTTCATAATAACTATAATAATGATAACATTATTATTTTTTTGTTTTCGTATGATGATAATTTATAAAAGTCATTTTATTGATTTAATGACCAACGTTCATAAATTACCCGATATTATTCAGATTATTCTAGTTAGTTTTATTCCTATAATAGTTGATATGATACAAACATATATTTTATCTTCTACAATAACACATAATAATAATGATAATTATAATAATAATAATGATATTACAATAATACATATCCAAGATATTGAAGCAAAAATTAATAAAATAGAAAATATTATTACATATTATGAAAAACAAAATGAAAATCTTAAATCACATAACTATAATAATATAACTGATTTTGTATGGTATAATAATGAATTAAATAGAAATTTATTTATTATAGACCATTTAAATATAAAATTAAATAGACTTATAATAAAACATTCTAAATTAATTGATATTGAAAATCAATAATTATATTAAACTTAATAATATTATTTAGTTTAATAAAATTAAAAATTTCTTAAATAGTAATATATTATTAAGAATTATAAGTTAAATATATAAAAAATAATTATTTAATCAATAAAAATAAACATATTTATTAGTACTTTAAAATCTACATATAATAATTATATATTAATTAAATATAATGATAATAAATATTTTTATTTATAAAAGGTAAACTACAAATAATTAATTATTTATAAATCTAAAATAAAATTTTATTATTAAACTAATATTTTATTTACAAATCTATTATTTTTGATAATAATAAATAATTAATTATTTAATACATAAATTTGTGTATTATTATAATAGTTTTTTACACATACTAATATTATGATAATGAACATGTTTATTATCATATGTTTCATTTAATGTTTATTATCGTCTGGTATAATTAGTGTTTATTATAATCTTATTAAAAATAAGATTATAAATAGATGGTGTTTCTTATATATGTTTATTATTACCTTCTTATTTAATTATTAATTTAAGGGAACATAGTTTATTACAAAAATTATTAGTTTTAATAATAACTTTAATTATTAAAATCAATAATTTAAATTATTTTTAATTTTTAATAAAGTAAAAATAAATGAAACTATTTATTTTTTTTATAATTTTTCTAAAAATAGCAATAAATAATAAAATTCTAATTATTATTTAGCCAAAAATCTAATATATTATTGCTATTTTCAGATAAATTATAAAAATTTTAGAAAAATTATAAAATAATTTTTAAACCATAAATTAATGTTATTTTCAAAGAAATTATAAAAATTTCAGAAAAATTATAAAATATTTAGTTATGAAAAAATCTTATAAATGTGTTTTTTATAAATAAATAAATAAATATATTATATTATTAATGACATATAAACGTAGTTCCTATAGATATTATAAATCTGTGCATATTCCATTATTCTAATAAAATGCCTATAAAAAATATAAACAAAGTTCCCAAAAACCAATAATTTATAAATGGATAAATAAATATAATTATTATTTCGAAAATAAAATACAGTTAACTACAACTACATATAATGAAATTACTAAAAAAACTCCTCATAAGTTATCTAAATTACATATTTTTGAAAATTCTATTTGTAATTATGTAAATAATAATAAAGGTTGCCCATTAAATGAAATTATCAATAATAATAATATAACTATTTCCAAATCATCTATTTGTAGAATTTTAAAAATATAAACGAAGTTCCCAATATAACACATAAACAAATTAATAATAAAATTTTTCCAGTGATTATAATATTATAAATGAAGAAAGAACAATATTGATATTAATTATTTATTGCTATTTTCAGAAAAATTATAAAATATTTTAATTTAAGATTTAAATTAATTTCATATTTTTTCTAAAAATTTTATAATTTCTCTGAAAATAACAATAAATTACATATTTATTGATTCTTCTTTTTGTGTTAATGATTACGTGCGTTATAATTATTCAAAAAAAGGTGAAATTATAACAAAAAATTATAAACATAAATATTTACGTGAAATAAAAACATTATTATCTGCCATAAATAAAGATAATTTTATTTCAAATAAAATTATTAATAGTTCCGTTAATCGTGATATTTATTTATTATTTTTTGAAGAGAACTTAGAAATATTTAAATATAAAACTATATTACATGATAATGCAAGGATCCATCATTCAAAACTTTTTAAAGAATAATCATATTAAAATATTTACCTCCATATACGCCTCAATTTAATCTCATTGAGTTAGTTTTTTCTGAAATGAAAACACTATTTAGAAAATTAAAACATAAATGAAGTTCCCAATATTATAGAAGATATAAATTATACAATAAATAATATAAATAAAGCTATGCTTCCTAATAATTTTATTAGCTATGTGAATTATTCATTAAATTGTATTAATAATTATATCCAATAGCATATATACAAATATAGTGCGTTTGGGAAAAAAATAAAATATTTTACATTTAGGATGTTTAAAAATGTATAAATTTTATTTTTAAAAAAATTAGTATTTTGTTAAATTAATGTACAGTTATTAATTATTTTTTATGAAGTATCTATAATTTTTAAAATAAATAATTAATATTATTATATATTCTATAAGATACTACATATGTATACATGTGTATAGTGTAATCAAAAATATTTTATAATTTCTCTGAAAATAGCAATAATTATTTTATATGTTTAGTATCATCTGTTCAGATTAGTGTTTATTATAACCTTATTGAATATAATAATAATTAATAAACAAAGTTAACATTCCCAATAAAAAATAATAAACAAAGTTAACAAAGTTCCCAATATAAAATAATAATATGGGTTACTTTCATTAAAGAATCAAGTTTTTATTTATTTTATTTTATTATAATACTATAAAGTATAATAATAAAATTATCAAACTTATTATTGATTATATTTATTCAGATAAATAATTAAATAATATATTTATTTTCTGTTTTAAAAAAATTATAAATTAATTTGTTTCAACTATATATAAATTATTCTTCCATATATATTTATTATTATAATTAGCACTATCTTAATTATAAAATTAGTTTTTGTTTATTATTAATTTATGGGAACTTCATTTATTACACATATCATTAGTTTTAATAATTATTTAAATTATTATTAAAACCAATAAATAATGTTAACAAAGTTCCTATTAAATAAAATAATAGAAAACTTCGTTAATCACAATTATTTAAATTATTATTTTTTAATTTTTAATATGTAATTTTTAAATAAACTAATAATAAACACACCCATTTATAAAAAAAAATAAAATATTTTCCAAAATTAAAAATAATTTTTTTACACAGAGTTTTTATAATTTGTCCCACCTGTCGCCCTCCGTTAATCCTTTACATTTTTATAGAAATCCTGATTAACACGCAAATTAACATTTTTCATTAACTTTTTAAAATTCTATAAGATTATACATTTTTATAAATTTATAAAAAAAATAATGATTATATCTCAATTAAAAATCATAAAAAATGTAAAGGATTTTCCTTTACAAAAAAGTTAATTAACTTTTTTTAAATTAAATAAGATTAAACATTTTTATAAATATATAAAAACAAAATCATGATTACATCCTAATTTATAAATAATAATTTGTAAAGGATTTTTGTTCTTTAAAAAGTTAATTTATTTTTTTTTAATTATATAAGATAAATAAAGTTTATAATATTTATAAATAATAATTATTATTTAGTTAATTGGAAAAAACATTTTTAATTTATAAATGAACATGTTTCATTTACTGTTTATTATTAGTTTATTTAAAAATTTATAATTATTATTTATTAAAAATTAAAAACTAATAATTTAAATATATGGGTTACTATTATTTTAGTTGAATTATTAAGTTTACTAATAATTTAAATAATTAAAGTTATTGATAAACTAATAATAAATACAATATAATTTAATAATTCAATAAGTATCCAATAATTATATTTATTATATTAAACATATATAAATACACAATTTATTAATAGGGTGTATATTTATTTTCAATAAAAATATAATAAACACTACCTATAACAGAATATAATAAATTATTATTTATTGTTATTTTCAAAAAAATTATAAAAAATTTATAAATCTTTAATTATTGCATCCCCATAGAAACTATAACAATTCAAAAAAATAAAATAAGTTAACGAACTTTCCAAAATATTTTAATTTATGGTTTAAAAAATTATTTTGAAACGTAGATTAATTTTTCTGAAATTTTTATAATTTCTCTAAAAATAGCAATAAATAACAAAAAAATAAAATATTATAAGACATACAAATATAAAAATCTACATTTATCTAAATTATAGTTAATTAATTATTACATTATGGATATATATAGATATGATTATTATCATCTATTTTAATTAGTGTTTATTATAATTTTATTAAAAATAATAAACAAAGTTATAAATAACTTGTATGTTCCTATATATATTTATTATCTTCTTATTTAATTATTAATTTACATATTATCCAAATTATAGTTTAATAATAACTTTAATTATTTAAATTATTATTAAAATTAATAAATTAAATAAAATAATAGAAATCTTTGTTATTTAAATTATTATTAATTTTTAATAAAGTTATAATAAATATGTTCATTTTTTAATTATTAATTTTTAAATAAACATACTAAACGTTAAATTAAAAAAATATTTTTGGCTAACTAATAATTAGAATATTATTTATTATTTATTGTTATTTTCAGAGAAATTATAAAATTTTTGGAAAAAATATGAAATTAATTTAAATCTTAAATTAAAATATTTTATAATTTTTCTGAAAATAATAATAATATCTAAAATTATTAAAATAAATAAAGCTTCTATTATTATTTATTATGATTAGTGTTTATTATAACCTTATTAAAAATTGAATTATTAATAAATTATATTTTATATATTGGTTTATTATTATAATTTATATTAGTTGTCTTTTTATTTAATCATTAAATTATTTGGTATTAAATTATTTGGTATTAAATTATTTGGTATTAAATTATTTGGTATTAAATTATTTGGTATTAAATTATTTGGTATTAAATTATTTGGTATTGTTAATTATAAATATTTGAGATCTTTATTTATTATACAAATTATTAGTTTTAATAATAACTTTAATTATTAAAAACAATAATAAAATAATGAAAATATTAAACTTTTTTTTATTTAAAATTTTAATAAAATGATAATAAATATGTTTATTTTGTAATTATTAATTTTCAAATAAACAGATAATAAACACATCTAATAATAATAATATTTTAAATGTATAATAAAAATATAATATATATATATATTAATGAAAAACAAAATATTAGTTATTGTTGAATCACCAGGAAAAATTAATAAAATTAGTTCATATTTAGGACCTTCTTATATTGTTAAAGCATCATGTGGACATATTCAAGATTTAGATAAGAAAACATTAAGTATAGATATTGAAAATAACTTTACGCCATTATATATTATACCATCAGATAAAATTAAATTAGTAAATGAATTAAAAAAATTAGTAAAACAATGTAAAGACGTAATATTAGCTACTGATGGAGATAGAGAAGGGGAGTTTATTGCGTATTCTTTAGCTGTTATATTAAATTTAGATAATCCTAAAAGAATAATATTTAATGAAATAACAAAAGAAGTAATTTTAAAAGCAATAGAAACACCCAAACCAATAAATTATCCAATGGTTTATGCTCAAAGAACACGACGAATATTAGATCGTTTAGTAGGTTATAAAATTAGTCCTTTATTATGGTCACATTATTCAGATACTAATAATGAAAAAATACAATCTGCCGGAAGAGTTCAATCTGTTATACTTAGAATTATTAAAGATAAAGAAAATGAAATAATAAATAAACCTATACAATCATATTTTAAAATAGAAGGAATATTTAGTAATATTCATTCTAATTTAAATTATGAAATAATATCTGAAGAAGAAAAAGATATATTTTTAGATAATTTTAATAATAATATTATAATTAAAATAATAGATATTCAAAATAATAAAATATGTCGTCAAACATATCCACCATTTATTACATCTACATTACAACAAGAAGCAAGTAAACAATTAAAATTTAATATTAAAAAAACAATGGATATAGCTCAAAAATTATATGAATCAGGATTAATAACATATATGAGAACAGATTGTTATTATATAAATCCAAATATATTAGAAACAATAAAACAATATATTATAAATAATTATGGTAATGAATATTATAAATTATATAATTATGAATCCCATGCTCATGAGTGTATTCGTCCTACAAATATAGAGATATCAAATTTAAATAATTATCCTGATGAATATATAAAATTATATAATTTAATATGGAAAAGAACTATTGCTAGTCAAATGAGTGATATTCAGATAAACATTAAAACAATAAAAATAGATATTGAAAAAAATTCTAAAAGTATATTTACAAAAAAAAATAATTATTTTATAACAACAAAAGAAAATATGGAATTCAAAGGTTATTTAATAGTTAATAATAATACTGATATAAATTCATCACAAAATAATAATTTATTATATGATAACCTATATATTAATCAACAATTAATATTTAATAAATTAATTATACAAGAAGCATTTCATAATTTACCTTCTAGATATAATGAACCAGACCTAATAAAATTTTTAGATGAAAAAGGTATAGGGCGTCCTTCTACATATGTATCTATAATTTCTAAAATAATTGATAAAAATTATATTGAAATTAAAAATATAGTAGGAATTAAAAAGGTATGTAATATATTAGAATTAAATTCAAATTTTGAAATTATAAAAACAACTAAAGAAATATATATTGGTAATGAAAAAGAAAAGATGATATTAACAGAAATAGGAGATAAAATAAATACATTTTTAATAAATAATTTTGATTCTATAATAAATATATCTTTTACGGCAGAATTAGAAATATTATTAGATAAAATAGTTTCTGAAAATATTAATTATTTAAATATATTGTTTAATTATTATTCATTATTAAATCCTATAGTAGAAAAATTAACAACTCATAATAAAAATAATAATGATATATTAATTGGAGATGGAATATATAAAGGTATAGGAAAATACGGTTCTTATGTAAAAATTTATGAAAATAATAAATGGAAATATGCTTCCATAGAAGATATTAATAATATTACATTAGAAAAATCTATCGAATTATTAAAATATCCTAAATTTATAGGAACTCTAGATAATATGAAAATTACTTTAAATATGGGACCACATGGATTATATATTAAATATGGTGATAATAAACAAGAATCAACTATATCAATGAAAAATATATCAGAAGATATTATAACATTAGATTATATTAAAAAACTAATATTAGAAAAACAAAATAATATTTTTAAAACTTTCAAACATAAAACAAAAACAATTAATATTATAAAAAATGACAAAGGATATTATTATATTCAAATTATATCTAATGGAAAAAAAATAAATAAAACTATACCAAATATATATTCAATAAACACTATAACTCTCCGTGATATTTTAGAGATAATTAAGTAATCTCCCATTGTGAATATGATGAAATAAAATTATGATAATATTGTTCTATACTATGATTATGTATATTTGAAAAATTTAAATATGGTAATAAATTATTGAAAATACAATTATACCGTTTATGTGTTGTATTATCATCACATATTAGATTATATAAATATAATGGATGATAATAACAATAACAAAAACTAGATTTATTTTTACATTCATTACAATAGCATTCGTCATTACATGTAGTATTTAAATTAAAATAAATAGTGGTTGAATCTAAATGAATATTAAGTCCTACATGTGTATAATATATTCGTGGTATAATAGTTATAATATCATTATGATTTGTAATTCTATAATATAATATATTTTTCATATTATTAAATGATTCTGCCCATTGTATATTACCAATCTTTGGAGATCCAAAAGTAATTAATTTTATTTGTTTATATGGCAATAAGTTTGCTAATAAATAAGTAAATATGGTTCCGTGAGCACCACCAGCACTATGACCCGTAATTTTAATATTATGATTAGGAAATATTATTAATAATTCATTTAATACACTTATAAGTTCATCATAAATACTCATTAATTGATCATAAAAACCCTTATGTATTCGTGAATCTGTTAAATCTATATTTCTTTTTACAAATGTTAAATCATAAAAACAATCAGTTAATGAATCTGTCCCTTTAAATACAATAACTATAGTATTATCTGAAATTATAATTCCCGCTTGTATATCATAATAATCATTACTTATAAAATTATAAATTTTACTTTTAGGAAAATTTGTATATAAAAATAATAATGAGTCTTTTGTAAAATTAGTATATTCTTCTTCCTCTTCTTTATTAGTATTATTATCACAATTTATCATATATTCACTATTTTCACTAGTACATTCATTTACAGGTATTAATTCATATTTTTTAAAATACTCTTCTAATGTTTCATTAATATTTATAAGAATTTGTTTTTTATGATAATAATATATTAATTTTGATAAATATATCATTGTTAATATTTCTGTATATGTAGTATTAATATTTATAGCCATATAATATATTTAGATAATATATATTATTATTTGAAAGAAATTAATATTATTTTATAAAAAAAATGTTAGTTTTAAAAATAAACACATTTGAAATTATAATATAATTAAAATTATGTTCTAATAAATAATTTAATTATAGACATGTTTATTATCATTTTATTTAAATTCAAAATTAATAATATATTTATTTAACGTATTAATTTTATTTTTATTTTCTCTTAAAATAACAATAATATACTATAAATACTAATCATAACAGCCAGTAATAAACATATCTAATAATAAAAAAAAAAATAATTTTTAAAATTTAAAATAAAAATGATAATTAATAATATTATAATATATATTTATTACTTAAAGTAATGGACAATTTATTTTTGATATCAAACATTATTGATTATGATTCTACTATATTATACTCTTTTTTATGTATAAATAAACAAATTTATAGATTTAAAAATAATTTATTAAAAAATATTAAAATATTATTTTTTAAAAATAATAATAAAATATATAATAATAAATTAATATATTTTTCTAATATTCATACATTAATTTTAAATAATGATAATTTAATTGGTGACAATGAACTAAAATATATTTCTAATATTCATACATTAATTTTAAATAATAATAATATTATTACTGATAACGGATTAAAATATATTTATAATGTTCATACATTAATTTTAAATAAAAATAATTTAATTACTAATAACGGATTAAAATATATTTCTAATGTTCATACATTAATTTTAAATAACAATAATTTAATTACTGATAAAGGATTAAAATATATTCCTAATATCTATACTTTAGATTTAGATAATACACAAGTTATTACCGATAATGGATTAACATATATTTCTAATATTCATACATTAGAATTATATTGGAATAATTTAATTACTGATAACGGGTTAAAATATATTCCTAATATTCATACATTAAAGTTATCGTGGAATAATTTAATTACTGATACCGGATTAAAATATATTCCTAATATTCATACATTAAATTTAAATAGAAATAATTTAATTACTGACAAAGGATTAAAATTTATTCCTAATATTCATATATTAAATTTATATAATAATAATTTAATTACAGATGCCGGATTAAAATATATTCCTAATATTCATACATTAAATTTAAATAAAAATAAATTAATTACAGATGAAGGATTAAAATATATTCATAATGTTCATATATTAAATTTATATAATAATAATTTAATTACTGATGAAGGATTAAAATATATTCCTAATATTAATATATTAAATTTATATAGTAATAATTTAATTACTGATGAAGGATTAAAATATATTCCTAATGTTCATATATTAAATTTATATAATAATAAATTTATTACTAATAATGGATTAAAATATATTCCTAATGTTCATACATTAATTTTAAATAATGAAGACTACTAATATATATATATATAATTTATATTTTATAAAATTCTTTTATTTATATTTGTATAATATATTATTGGTATTAAGACATAAATAATTATAAAATTAATTAATATTAGAGAAGTAATGCATTTTGTTATAAATTAATAATAATATAAAAACTCACAATATATAAACAAATATATAATAATCAATAAATTTATTATTATTTTTTTTGAAAATAGCAATAAAATATTTTTTAATATAGACATATTTAGTATTATATGTTTCTTTTACTGTTTATAATCAGTTTATTTAAAAATTAAAAACTAATAATTTAAATAATTGCGGTTACTATATTTTATATACAGTATTGGATTTAATAATAATTTAAATATTTTGGATAATAAATGAGGTTAACAAAATGCCATAATAATAAACAAAAAATAATTATACGGTGTTATTTATAAATATAATACTACACATATATAAAAAGCCATTTTATTTATAGAAACACGATTATTATTTTCAATAAGGTTATAATAAATATTAATCATACATATGATAATAAACATGTCCGTATAATAAAAAACTTATTAATTTAATAGGTGATAAAGGTTATATTAAAGAGGATGATTACAGGAATAAAATTTATAATGAAATAAATGAAGTTAACGAAGTTCCCAATAAAATTAATAACACCTAAATACGTAATATTAAAAATAATAAACAAGACATAAATAATATAGATGAATTTTTAGTAAAAATCCGAATGAAAACCCAAAGGGCAAGCCGTTATAAAGTTGAATATTTTTTTAATAAATTAAAAAACGTTTTAAACGGAAGCAAGCGTTATAATTATTATTAATAATAAAACAATAAAAAATTATTATAGTTTTACTCATATAGCGACGGCATCTATATTATTAAATCTTAGTTTATAAAAAATTATCTATAAAAATATTTTTAATTTTAAATATTTTTATATATATTTTTTCATAAATTATGAAAAAATGCAATACTTTCCTTATAATAGATTTTTTTAAATTAAAATATTATTTAAAAATATTTATTATTATTTTTGAATATAATAAGCTATTAAATAAATAAGTAGATATAATATAATAACAATTATATTAATAAATTAAATAAGAATCAAAAATAAATATAACATGAATAAACGTAGTTCTAATTTTTCCTCAGTCTTTATATATATGGGTATGTTTAGTATCATCTGTTTGGATTACTGTTTAGTATTAATCTTATTGAAAAATAATAATAATAATAATAATAATAATAATTAATAAACAAAGTTTCCAATAAAAAATAATAATGAAGTTAACGAGGTTTCCAATATAAAATAATTATAATAGAATAAATAAAGCTGGCTTTGTTAACTTCGTTTATTAATTATTATTATGTTTCAATAAGATTAATACTAAACAGTAATCCGAACAGATGATACTAAACATGCCCATAAAAAAATATTTAAAAAATTAAAAAAATATTTTTTTTTAATTTTTTAAATAAAGTGATACTAAACAACAAATGAAACAGATGATACTAAACATACACATATATATAAATATATATAAATATATATATATATATATATATGACCGAAACAGTTCATACAGTAAAATTATCACAAACATTTTTAATAAATGAAGAACCATATACAACTGAAATAACGAATTACTGTAAATTAATACAACAAATTCAGAAAAATACTAAATATATTTCTAACATAATTATAAATAATAAACTCACACCGTCAGAGGTTAAACCATTAGTAGTTGACCAATCAGTGGATGATTCATTAGTGATTAAACCATTAGTGGATCATTCATTAGTAGTTGAACAATTAGTGGATAGTTCATTAGTGGATGGTTCATTAGTGGATGATTCATTAGTGGATGATTCATTAATGGATGGATCATTAATCGTTGATCCATTAAAAGAGTGGTCAAATCAAATAATAATCGCAGAGCTTGACATGAATAGCATAAAAGAAATCTTCTTTAATATTATCAAAAGAAAAGATACTGATAACTTTGACAGTTATGCGGATAAAAGTATTTATGATGCTATAGTAGAAAATATTGATTCTATTATAATTTCTGATCATATTCCTATAATAGCGATGGATCTAAAAATATTTACATTAAATTGCGAAGATGATATTATACGGCTACAACAACTAATTAGTGATTGTTTTAGTAAGAATTATGCAGATAAAAAAGATGATAAATTGGCTAAACAATGGACATACGAAGACCAACATGCGTACTCCAAAGGAGGAGGCAGAAAAGACAAATATAAACCTAATAAAGGACACAAACCAGAATACATCACAGAATACGATGAAGGATACATCGTCGGATACGATGAAGGATACATCGTCGGATACGACAAAGGAAATAAAGAAGGACTCGGCAAAGGATACCATACAGGATTAAATAAAGGATACACAGACGGATTAAATAAAGGATACACAGACGGATTAAATACCGGAGAAGGTAAAGGATATGAACGTGGATTAAATGATGTATTAGATCTAAGAAAAATACCAAAATCAAATAATGCATCTGATAACTTGAAAGAAATAGAAAAGCATATTTTAAATAACACAACTCTTAATAATTGTATGGTTAAAATGTTATCTAAAATAATAAATAATTATATGTCATATATACATGTAAAAAATTTTAAAATATTAATTTTTTTAATAAAAATGTTAGAAGAAAATATTATATGTTGTTTACAAGAAGTATCTATTTTTTTATTTATAATATTAAATATATATTTTAATTCTAACGATAATTATATATTTTTATGCAATATGAGACCAGTATATCCTGGATTTGGTAAGTTTATAGAGATTAGTGTGATTCATTATTTTATTTTATTAACATTTCCACAGTTACAACCATTATTAGATATTAGAAATGTACCAACATATACAATTATAATATTATCTAAAAACAGAAATATAGAGTATATAAAAAGTATATGTCACACTAAAAAAAAAGACGTTTGTGCTTTTCTTGATACGGAATTTATGACTACAGAATCTAAAAAAATATTTAAACAAATATATGACACAGAATATGATAAGTATGATATTAAAAGAATACATATATATTCTTTAGATAATGAAGTATTATTAATAAATTGTCATATGCAAATAACACAAATGGACAATATACGCTATAATGATTATGTATTAAGTAAGCTTACTGAAGAAATTAAAACCAAAATATTAACCTATAAAAATATATATGTAATAGGTGATTATAATAAATATAAAAGTGTTATAAGTAAACATTTTGATGAAAACATAAAAGTCCCTATAGAAAAACAACTTAATTCACCTATAATAATAAAATATTATTTTTTATGTGAACATCAAATTAATCAACGTGGCTGTATAGATGGAATAATTCATATTTCTAATCCATCAATAAAACAAAATTCTACATTGCTAACAAAATATATTAAATACAAAAGTAAATATTTAATTACTAAAAATAATAAATTAAGATAAAAATAAATATAAAACTCAAAGTAATATAATTTTATAAAAAAATATCTATGTTTTTTATAATTATGTTATTTTTATTTTAACATAGGATGTGTTTATTATATGTTGTTTCATATACTGTTTATTATTAATTTATTTAAAAATTATAAAATAATAATTTAAATAATTGTGATTAAATACACAGTTTCCTATTATTTTATTTTAAATAGTAGGTTTTAATAATAATATAAATTATTATTAAAGTTATTATTAAAACTAATAAACAAAAATTAATTTAATAATTAAGACGGCGGTTATCTCCAATGAAAATATTTTAAATAAATATTTTCATTATTGTGCTAATTATAATAATAAACATATATAGAAGAACCATTTATTTATAGTTTAATTTTCAATAAGATTATAATAAACACTAATCATAACTGACATAATAAATATGTTCAAAAATAAACAAAGTTCTAAAAAAATTTATTTATTATAAACTAGAAACTTAGATTATTATCAGTTAATTTATTAATTCGGAACTGTTTTTTTATATAATTTTCAATTAATAATTTATTATGGATATATTTAAGATAATTAATAAATATTAATTTAAACTTAGTAAGAACAAATAATAAAGTTCAATAAAAAATAATAATTATATAAATATAATTATAAAAATCACTAAAAAAAAGAATAATTATTTTTTTTTTTAAATATATTGTTCTTTAATATTTTTAAGTGTAATAAATTGCATATATGATTTTTTATTAATTGGATTAAAATAATATAAATCATTTGATAAATATAATAATAATTCATTAATTAATTTTAATAATTTATTATCAGTAATTAATAAAATATCTTCAGTTAAAAATTGATAATAAAAATTATATAAATAATTATCAATATTTTTTTCAAATATATAATTTAAACTTCTGATAGCATTAATATTTTTAATAAATTTTTTATTAATATCTGGTATAGAAGTTCCCCATATCCATAAATTTGTTTTAAATTGATAAATTCCATGTAAATTATATTCTCCTTTTATAATTAATTTATTGTTATTATATAATTCCATTAAATTTTTATTTAAATTTATATTATAAAGATTATTTAAATTTATTAGTTGTTCTATTTGTTTTTTTTTATTTTTATTATATTTTTTTATTTGTTTATTATAATTTATAGTTTTATTCATTCTATATTATAATATAATATATTAATTATAATTATATTATAATTAATATATATTATATTATATATAATATGCCTCCTAATATATTTATAATAATTATATTAATCATACTATTATTTTATTGTGTTGGGCTGCCTTATTTAAATTCATGTTATAATAAAACAATTAATAATTTAGAAGGATTAGATAATATAAATAATATATATTATGAATTAAATAAAATAGATTTAAATAAATGTTCTAAAGATTGTTGTAATTTTACAGAATGGCCAATACCACATATACAAAAAGTAAATAATAGTATTCCTACTAATTATTCATGTAATTTAGGAAATGGAAGTGGGTGTGTATGTATTAATGAACTAAATATAAATAATTTAACACATAGAGGATATAATAATTGATATTTTTCATACAAATAAAAATAAACATTGACCATTATGAATAATAAGTACTTCATAATTTTTAGATATCATTTTTAATTGAAATTGTAATTTATTTATATGTAATTTATTTAAAATTTTGGTATATTCATTATTAAAATTTTGATTTAATTCTAATATATAATTAGCACCTTTAATATATTTTAAATTAACTGTTCCGGAAGGTTGTGTTTCTTCAGGATATAAACAGAACGAATGATAATATACACCTTCACATAAAATATTATTTAAATATTTATATGATAATAGATAAGTATAATAATTATTAGAAATATTATCATTAGTTAATACTAATACATCTAAATTATTAAAATATAAATGTTGATATTTTAATATATTATTATTAGATAATAATGAAATATCAAATAATAAATTTTTATTTTTACCATTAATATTAAATCCATTATAATAAATATATGGTTGAATATACCATAATAATTCTTTAGTTAATTTACTAAATGATAAATTTGTATTAAAATAAATATCTGTATAATTAAAATTATTAATATCTGAAGTAGTAGTTTCTATAATATATTCTAATTTAGTATCAGCAAATTTCTCTCTTTCTATATCATCTAAATATACTACTTCAGTTATCAATTTAATTATAGGAGGGTTATTTATTAACCCGTAATACATATTATAATCTATATAAGGATAATAAAAACAAAATTTTTCTTTATAAGAACAAGATGATATATTTTTCATAAAATTGGTCCACTGGTAAACATCAATATAATATAAGTCTATATTTTGTATTTCATTAATATTCATATATGGATATTGTAATATTAATTCATTATTATTATAACAAGAACCATAACGATGTAATATATCTATTTTATCTTCAGTTGTTAAGCAAGGAAATTGTAATGTTAATAATTCATAATTAATAAATAAACAATTGTATTCAACATAAAAATTATTAAATTTATAATTTTTATACATTAATTTAATATTTTTAATAAAATTATTTGGTAATATATCTATTTTAATTATTAATAAATTATTATACATATCATCATAATTTTCAAATGTTATAATATTAGTTAATGAATTTAATTTAACATTTATTATAACACTTGAAAATTGTAAAGCAACTAAAGGTAAACTTGAACCAGCATTTTTATTAAACCAAAATATTAATGGAACTATAACTTTAGTATTTCCTTTAGATTCATTATTATATTTATATAAATTTGGGTTATGACCTATTAATTCTAAATAATTTGTTAATCCTTGATCTGTTATATTATGTAATTGATTAATATGTAAAAAATCATTTTCATAAGATGAAATTTCTAATCCTCCTATAGTTATTGAATAATTTTTAAAAAAATTATGACCTAAATATTCTGCAAAACTAAAATTTATTTGATTTGGTTTAGTTAATTCTTTAATATTAGAGGTATATTTATTTATCTGATAATAATAATATTTTAAATAATATAACATTGTTGTATATTTATTATTTAAATTATCAATATAAATATATTTATTAGTTGGTGTTATTGCAGTAGTAATACTATTAATATAACCTGGTATATTAATTAAATTAAATATAGCTGGTTCTATATTATTAACATAATTATCATATTTATATGAAAAATTAAATTGATCAGTTATATTTTTTAATATATTTAATGTAATATTACTTGTAAATAATGCATTTTGTAATTTTCTATATAATTTTAATATTATTTGTACATAATTATTTAAATTATTATATTTATTTTGCCATATTTGTAATGTATTATTTAATTTCTGTATAGTATTAGTTTTTGTATTAATATAATCTAAATTTGTAATAAAATCATCTTTTAACTCATATAATGGTAAATTAATCTCAAGATAACACCTATGTATTAAATCACCATTATTTAAGGTAAATGATATAATATTATTATATGCGGTTGGTTGATCTGGTAATATTTCTTTAAATTCTAAAGAAAAATTTGTATGTCTCTTATATACTTTCTTAAAAAATGTAATTTCAGGGTCTTTAGTTAAATAAATATCTTGTTTACCAACTGTTACCATTTGTAATAGTCCTCCTGATGATGTCATTAATTATTATATAATTTTAATTATACTTTATACACTTTTTTAAGTGTGTTTTTATATTATATTTAATCTAATTATTAAATATATGAAATTAATATTATTTATAATAATTTTAATATCTATATTTGTATACATTTATTATCTTCATAATAAAATTATTAAAATGGAAATTTTAATTAATAAAAATTATAATATTTTAAATAATTTTATAAATAATAATAATAATAATATTAATAATAATAATATTAATAATAATAATAATAATAATAATAATAATAATAATAATAATAATAATAATAATGAATTAAATTTAATATCTCATGTATCTTCTCCTTTGCGCTCCATACATATTCATACTGAAGAAGTATCATCGGAAGATGATAAAGACCCTTTAGAATTTAAAACTAGAATTAATGAATTTCATAATAAATTATTCAATAAATTTAAAAATTATGATAATATTATAATTGAAGATAATTTTAATAAGTGTTTAAATATAAATACTCTTACTAATGAAATAAATACTGAAGAAGAATCAAACCCATTAATAAATATAAATAATGGAAGTAATATAAGTAATCAAAATAGTAAAACTTATATATGTAATAAATTTAATGAACTAAATAAAACTACTAAAACAGAATCAGATAACGAATTAACAGAAAGTGATAATATAGACTCAGAAAAAGAACTAAATGAAAATACTAATATAGAATCAGACACCCAATTAAATAATAATAATAAAATAGAATCAGATAATGAATTAACAGAAATTACTAATATAGATTCAGATAATGAATTAAATGAACCTAATAATAAAGAAATTACTGAAAATGATAATTATATTGATCAACATAATATATTACCTGAATTAATTAATAATAATGATAATGATAATAATAATAATTTAGAATTTAATAAATTTAATTTATTAAAACTTAAAATAGATGAATTAAAAATAATTGCAACTAATAATAATATTAGTTTAACAAAAAAAATAATTAATACACAAAATACAAATGGACAACAACAATCTAAAAATAAAAATAAAAAAGAATTAATTAATGATATAAAAAAAATATTAAAATAAATAATATTTTATAAATAAATTTTAATAATTAAAATTTATTAGTTTTATTTATAAGTATTTAAAAATAATTATAATATGTTATTTATGTTGATTACTTATTTAAGTAAATTAAATTTAAAAAATATCTAGTTTAATATATATAGTATGAATATTCAAGATAAAATATCAACGTTTTTTAATAGTCATAATTTAGTTAATTTACAACATAATCATATTATTCATATGATTATTTATTTGTTTCTAATTTCTTATGTTGTATCTATACAACCAAAATTACCTAAATTTATTGAAACATTATTTAAATATACTTTATTTCGTCTAATATGTATATCTTATATTTTATGGCGTGCCAATGATAATCTTTTATTATCAACTCTTTTAACAATTACATTTTTATTTATAGTTCATTATACTAATAAAAATCACATATTAAAGTTAGTAGAACCAGTCAAAAAACAAATATATACTACTACACACGATATAGTGAATTTAGTAGAACCAGTTAAAAAACAAATATATAATGATGCAAATAATATATTGAATTCAGTTGAACCAATTAAACAACAAATATATACTACTACACATGATATAGTGAATTTAGTAGAACCCTATAAAAAAAATAATAAACACCCCACCATTATACCTACAGTAAATAAACATCTACACCATCGTAAATAAATAAAATAATCGCTACTATTAATAATTTATTTCTAAATATATATATATTTTATTTTATTATAACTAATTTAATAAATTTGTATTAAATATATAAAAATACAAATTTTTAAAAATATATGTATTATCGCTTTATACATTAAATAAGTCTTGCTTATTATATATGTATAGTCTTTCTATATAATTTTTAAATTATTTATTTATTAAAAAATAAATAATGTATTCTTTTAATTAATTTTAATATTATACAAATTATTATATTGGGTATGTTTAGTATCATCTGTTTCATTTGTTATTTAGTATCACTTTATTTAAAAAATTAAAAAAAATATTTTTTAATTTTTTAAATATTTTTTTTATGGGCATGTTTAGTATCATCTGTTCGGATTACTGTTTAGTATTAATCTTATTGAAACATAATAATAATTAATAAACGAAGTTAACAAAGCAAGCTTTAGTTATTATTATTTTTCAATAAGATTAATACTAAACAGTAATTTAAACAGATGATACTAAACATGCCCATTATATTAATTATTATTATTATTTTTCAATAAGATTAATACTAAACAGTAATTTAAACAGATGATACTAAACATGCCCATTATATTAATTATTATTATTATTTTTCAATAAGGTTAATACTAAACAGTAATCCTAACAGATGATACTAAACATACCCATTTAATAAAAATCTTATTAGTGAAATTATTATTAAATATAATACTATTAATAAAGTAATAATATTAAAATTTATATAGTTTTTAAATTAAAGTAATAAAACTTTTTTTTATTAGACATGTTTATTATCATATGTTTGGATTAGTGTTTATTATGTTTAGTATTATTATAACCTTATTTAAAAATAATAAATATAGTTCCTATAAATGAATTGGCTTTCTATATATGGTTATTATTATAATTAGCACCATCTTAATTATTAATTTACGGGAACTTTGTTAATTTTGTTTATTATCCTAATTATTTAAATTATTATTAAAACCAATAAATGAAGTTTCCTTTAACTAAAATAATAGGAAACTTTGGTAACCTCAATTATTAGTTTTTAATTTTTAAATACACTAATAATAAGCAGTAAATGAAATATATAATAATAAATATATCTATTTATAATTTTTAAATAAATTATAATTTTAGAAAAAATTATTATAACTTATAATAAATTAAGATAATAACGTTCTAAAATATTAAATTATTATTTATAAAATTTAAATATCAATATATATTTTTTTAATATAATTTACTTAATTTACTTACACAATTTACTTTACAAGTATTTTGTTTAATAGCAGTTTTATAGGATTCATTAATAGTCTCTAAAGCGGTATTTTGTAAAAATCTTTTATAATCCCATGAATTATATATATTATTTTTATTTCTAATATATTGTTCATAAGTGCTATTTTTAACATAATCAGTTAAATAACGTTTATCTTGCATTAATGGCGGACAATTATAACTAAAATATCTATTATCCATAATATATAATATATAAGATATTTATATTTAAAATTATTTTATATATTATTAATTATAATATATAAAATAATAATAGTACTTTAAATTATATAATATTGCTAATTTTATCTATAACAGAATTATAAACTTAAATTTTGTAATAATAAAATATATAAATCTTTATTTTTATTATAATTTTATTTATTAGAATCATTTTTATATAATAATTTAGTAGAATTTAAATAAGTATTGTTATTTTGTATTTTTTCTTCAATTATTTTTAATGTAAAACTATGGTTTATATTTCTAAATAAAACAGTATTACCATCTGGATATAAAAAACTAATATCAAAACTGGATAATGAAGGAATAGGAAAACTTTTATCATATAAATTATTTGGTTGTTCTACAAAAGTATTGAATAATATATCTCCAGGATTACCACTTAATAATATTTTAGCAAAAGCAGGTTTATTTATATTATTATTACTATAAATATATTCTATATTATTTAAATACATTAAAAAATAATTATATTTACCAACCATATTTAAAAATCCATTATTATATATAATAGAATTTCCAATTGAATTTAACTGTATATCATTAATATACTTATCAGAATTTGTAATAGTATGTTTAAAATCAGTAATTGAATACATATATCCAACATTTAAAAATCCTAATTCTGTTCCAATTGTATCATTTTTATTAAATAAAAAACTAAATTTAGAAGGTACTCGTATATTTATAGCTTCACCACCATTACTTTCATAATTAATTAATGATGTTGTTATATTATTTCTAGCACCTAAAATAACATTATAAGAATTAGTTTCTTTAATAATTTCTGTAATAGTAAATGAATTATTTATATAACTGCCATCAATAGCATAAATTTGAGTATTGTTAGAACTCACAATTTTAAAAGTAATAAGTGTTGATTTACTAATAGTTATTATATCATTCACATTTAAAATATTTTTTGGATGATAAATATTTAAAATATAATTGATAGGATCATTTAAAACAACAGAAATACAATTAGGTAAATTAATATTATTATAATATGAAAAAGATATTAAATTAATATTATTTTCTATAGTAATTATAAAAGATGGCATTAACTTTTGTAATTTATTTAATAATTGTGTTGTTGTATAACTACCCTCATCAATTGTTATAATATTTATAATATCTCCTCCTTCAATTGTTTTCCAATATAATTTATCATTAATATTACTTTTGATTAATAAATCTGTATAAGGAAATTCACTACTTACAAGTTTAATATCAATAACATTCGTAAAAGTTTTTTTGATATTTATTGTATAATTATTTGCATCGGGATATCCATTTATAGAATTTATAATTTTATTAATTTTAATATTATCTCCTCCAGCACCTATTAAATTATTATTATATGCATCTACTTTTAAATGTATCATAAAAGTATCATTATCAATAATTTTATATACATCATAACTACTTTGAAAATTAATATTATTAATTGGATAATCTGCATTTAAATAACCTAATGGAACTCCATTAATATGAAGATATTCAATTATAAATGTTTGATTTATACAATAATAATCAATATTATTATTCGTATATTCAGTATATAATTGTATAAATATACAATTTTTATAATTTAAGTTTAATATAGATGCTACTTTAGTTAATATAGCAGTATATTTAAAAGGAATATTTTTAAATATTAAACTATTTTTTATTCCTATTAAATTATTTATTGGTATATTATTTATTATAGATGATTCAATTAAATTACCATATATATGTATATTTATATATAAATTTTCTGTAGATGCAGAATTATCAATCATATTATCTTCAAGTAAATTTATTATAGCATAATTAAAATTATTAAGTAAATATATTTCATTTGATATTATTTTATTAAATCCTATAACATTTTGAATCATAATATTATCCCCTACTTGTAAATTATGATTAGGATAATTAATAGTTACTATATTCTTATTAATTATTAATGGATTTAAAGGTAATTTAGTTTTATTATTACTAATATAAATATTTTTTGGATTTATATTTCTAAATGAACTATCTATATTAACTAATGTAGATGTTAATATTTTATGTTGCATAATATATTAATATTATTATATTTTTATTGTTATTATTAGATAAATTATTATATAATTTTTTAAACTATAAATTAACATATTTTATAATTTTTCTGAAAACAAAAATAATATCAATAATTGAATTATATAAAATAGTTAGTAATATTTTATATAATTTATTATTGATATTTTATAAATAAATTATACTATGATTATATTTTTTTTTTTTATAATTTATTAGGCTAATGATTTGATATTATAATCTGGTTCAATAGTAGAATTATTCCATGGACTAATAGAATATTTAGGATTAGGTACTGTGCCACGAATATCATATGAAGCATTTTTTAAGGATTGACCAACTGTATTAATTCCTATTACATATCTATCAGGATTAATTAATGTTCCATCATCTAATTCATGTCTAGCTTGTGCAAAATCTGTATCAAACCATTCTTTATTAACATTATTTACATCCGGTAAATAATCTTTAATATTATATTTATCTATATTATTTTTATTAAAATCAAACTCATCAGGACACTTACAATTATCTAATGGTGGTGCAAATGCATCTGTTAAACTGGCACCATTACTACCATCAGTATTACCACTTATATTATATAAAGGATTATCATTATTAGATAATAAGTCTTCAGAAATATTTTTTAATACTTTAGGAACATCAATTAAATCAATAGTATCATTATTGTTATTATCATTAATAAATGTATCATTAGTATCTATAATGCGTGTGCTTGTATTATTTATACTAGTACTTACAGGTTTCATAGGATCAACAGAAGAATTACATATATAATAAATTATAAATCCAACGACTACTAATAAAACCAATAGCATAGTATTATTATTTGTAGTATTTGCCATTATTATATTTAATATTAGAAAATTTTTCTTAATTATTTTTTATAGAATATAAAAAATGATATTTAGATTTAAAGATAATTTTAATTAATTAAATTAGTTATGAATATTAATAAGTATTTTGAGTTGACAGATAATGATTTAGATAATTTATTAATGGGAATCAAATTAAAACCTACTAAAAATAATAATAATATAATGAACTGTATAAATTGCAAAAGTAAAGAATTAATTAATAATAATATTAAAAATCAAATAATATGTTCTAATTGTGGTGTTGTTAATGCTGAATCATTTGATGAAAATCCTGATATTTCAATGAATGAAAATGATACTTCTGCGCGTTATAGTACTCCATCAAGTTTTTTCTTTCCTCAATCATCTTTAGGAACTAAAATATTAGGTAATAGTAAATTAAGTATATTACAAAGACAAGGACAAATGCCATATAAAGAAAAAAGTTTAATGGAAGTATTAGAAAAGATACAATATAAATGTAAAAATTATGGAATAACACAAACAATTATTGATAGTGCTAAAATTTTATATAAAAAAATTACTGAAACAGTTAATTTTAAAGGTAAACGACAGGGTAAAATTATTATTATGCGGTGTACTAATAGAAGATCTATTATAGCAGCATGTTTATTTTATGCATGTAAATTACAAAATGAAACAAGAAGCCCTAAAGAAATAGCAGATATTTATGAATTACCAATCAAATATATTAATCGTGGATGTCGTAAATTTTGTGATTTAATAGATATAAATACTCTATTTAATCAAATAAATAGTTCTCAACCTTCAGATTTTATTAGATATGCTAATATTTTAAATTTATCTAAAAATATTATGAGTACTATTTATGATGTATCTATTAATATACATAACTTAAATATTGTTTCCTCACATGAACCACCATCAATAGCTGCGGGTAGTATTTATTTTGTTATTCAATATTATAAATTACCTTTTACAAAAAATCAAATATCCGAAATATTCCCTAAAAATATATCATTAGTTACGATTTCTAAAATATATAGGCGGATATTTCCATATCAAAAAATAATTTTGAATAATAATATTTCTAATTTGATTATTAATCATTATGATAAAATTTATAAATTATTGAATTTTAATTTAGAATAATATTATTAATAAATATAATTATTTGTTATATACTAATAATAAAAATATATATTGTTAATTTTAGAGAAATTATAAAATTATTTTTAAATCTTAAATTAAAAATATTTTGGATTTTTTATGATTTATCTGAAGATGCAATAATTTAAGATTTAAAAATTATTTTATTATTTTATAAACTAGTGTTTATAAATCTATAATATTTTTAAATATAATATATTAGCATTTTAAATAATTATTCTAGTTTTCAAATAAATTATAAAAATATTTTAATTTACTGTTTAAAAATTATAAAATAATTTTTGTGAAAATATTATAATTTCTCTGAAAATAGCAATAATAATGATAAATAGATTTATATATTTTTAAATAAATTAATAATATCAACACATAAAATAAACATTTTAATTAATAAAATTACAACAATTACCATCACAAATACTAGAACAACTAGTACTATATGTATTATATTCAATTATATTATTAATAGAATAGTCTATTAATTTACTTAATGTTTTCTTTATTTTATCAAATTCAACTATATGTAGTGTATACTGTATTATATAATTATTGAAATCATTAATATTTTTATCTATTATATTATCTTCATCTGTATTGTTTATTATATTTAATAAATTATTTAATAAATTTGAATATATATTTGTTAAATTATGACATTTTATTTTTAATTTATTCAATAAATAATTATATTTTTTATTATTTGAAAAATTATTATTAATCATGTTTGTAATATCTTTAAATATAGTTAATGTTATATCATATTGATATTGTATTTTAGTTAAATGTATATTTAATTCATCAGTAAAATTATAAATTGTTATATTACTCATTTATTTTTAATTATCTTTTTATTTTTTAAATAAAAACAATGATTGACAACTGACAATATGAAAAAAATATTTATCTTGAGCCAAAATGGCTACGGTAAAAAGTATATTTAAAAATAAAAAATAAAAAATTGATTTATCAATTTTTTATTTTTCCATTGGCATGTTTAGTATTATCTGTTTGGATTAATGTTTAGTATTAACCTTATTGAAAAATAAAAATAATAATAATAATAATTAATAATAAACAAAGTTAACGAAGTTCCCAATATAAAATAATTATAATAAAATAAAATAAATAAAGCTTGCTTCCTTAAACGGAAACACGTTTTATAATTATTTTTATATTGGGAACTTCATTAACTTCGTTTATCAATTATTATTAGTATTTTTCAATAAGGTTAATACTAAACATTAATCCGAATATATGATACTAAACATTTCTATTTTTAAATATACTTTTTATTCCAAGTTAAAAAAATAATAATAATAAATAAAAAAATTGATTGATTTATCAATTTTTTTATTTTATTATGGACATGTTTATTATTGTTAGTTATGATTAGTATTTATTATAACCTTATTGAAAAAAAAACTATAAATAAATTATGATCCCATATATGTTTATTATTATAATTAGTGCCATTATAATTATAAAATTTGTTTTTGTTTATTATTAATTTACGGGAAATTCGTTTATTACACACCTTATTAGTTTTAATAATAATTTTAATTATTTAAATTATTGGACATGTTTATTATCATATTTTTAATTATTGCCACCTTAATTATTAAATTATTTTTGTTTATTATTATAAGGGAACTTCGTTAAATTTGTTTATTACAAAAATTATTGATTTTGATATTAATTTTAATTATTAAAATTATTATTAAAACTAATAAACAAAGTTTCCTTTAAATAAAATAATAAGGAACTTTGTTAATCTCAATTATTTAAATTATTAGTTTTAAATTTTTAAATAAACTGATAATAAACAGTAATAGAAACAGATGATAATAAACGTGACCTATGTTATAAATAAATATTTTATTTTCATCAATTAAATAAGATTATTATTTTATAATAAATTGAATAAAGATAATTATTTATTAGACTAATTATATATAAATTTTAATACTTTATTATTTATCTATAAAAATAAATTAATAGTGTTGTTTATAAAATAATATTAATAATAGGTAATTCAATTATTTCTATTGAATTCATATTAACTTTAATATTTTTATTATTAGTAATTTGACTAATTTTTTTCATTATATTATCTTCTTCTATAGATTCTATAAATATTGGTTCATTATCAAATAATATTATCATAATATGTATATTAAATAGATCATCATAATATTTTTTAAATTCATTCAAAAATACATCTTTATTAAATATAAATTTATGCCAAATATTAATTTCCATATTATTTATTTTAATTATTTGAGAATTTATAGGTATTGAATCAATTATAATAGGCATTGCTAGATTAATAAAATTTGATTTGTATTCATATAATATATTTTTAGGTGTATTTATATTAGTAATTTTAATATTATGTAAATATTTAAGTACTTCAATAATAATTAATCCTGACACAATAGCTGTAGTTGTTGGGATAGCAGGAATAATTTTACCAGCTATTCCTTTAGTAATATAAAAATCAGATAATTTAATATTATAATTTAATTCTCTAATATTTGCTATGTACATTATCCATTCAACATGTTTTTTATTTTCTTTATCAAATATGATAAGATCATATACAATTAACTCATTATAAATATTTAAAAAATTATTATGTAATTTATTATTTATATCAAATTCTATAGGTTTAGGACATTTTTTACCACTAGACCAAAATTCTATATCATGTTCGGGATGATCAATTAATAAATTTTTGATATTTATATTATAATTTTCATTAAAAAACTCTAATGCAGTTATTTTTTTTTCTGTAAATAATTCATGCAATTTATCTAATGCCCAATATATTGTATGAATATTATTATATGGAAAAGCTTTAATAGTACATATTGGATAAGTCTTATCTTCACTATCTTTTGTATTAGACCATGTTTCCGTAATAAAAGGTATAATAGGTTGAGAGCTTCCTTTCATTCCTTCGGTTCCACTATCAAACATAGGTATTTGTAATTCTAAACATATATCATCCATAAATCGTCTAGCCTCATTATTATCTACTGCTGTTAATATACCTGTTAAATTCATTTCTTTAAAATTAATATTATCATATCCTGCTTTTAATGTTAATGGTTCAATATTTATATTACTATATTTATTTTTCATAAAGTTAGCGGCAGTTATACTTTTCATTTTACCAATATCTTTTTCTCTAAATAAATACTGTCTACTTAAATTAGATTTTTCAATAGTATCTGAATCAGTAATTATAATATTATTAATACCTAATGATATTAAATTTTTTAAATGTTCACATCCTATAGCTCCCATTCCTATTATTAATAATTTTATTTCATTCTGTAATACTATATTAGGTATATTTTTATCTTCCCAATTAAACCATTGATTTATTGGATAATATTTATTAGTAATTAATTTTATAACTTCTGATACTATTATACCAGATAATATAGATACAACAGGCATTATTTCTAAATTATTTATTTCTATAATATTTAATAACTTATTATTAAATGGACTATGATTTATAGTTATAGATTGTTTTATATATACTGCTGTTCCATTAATAAATTTAAATTCTTTAATATTAAAATTATTTAATTTAAAAATATTTTTAGTTAAAACTTCTATAATCCATATACTATTTTGTAAGAAGTCTATATTTTCACCTTCTATATTTTCTAATATAATTTTATCATTTGTTTGAAAATTATGATTTTCTATAGATGTAACTAATCCATTAATACTTATAGATTTTAATTGTACATTATCAATTATTTCTCCATTTATATCATTGATTATATGTTCAGAACCTGCATCAACAAAAATATGTCCTCCAATATTATAAGAAAATAATACTATTAATTTACTATTTATTATACGTGTATAATTATTAATTTCAATAATATAATCCGATAATTGATTAATTATTATTGTTATATGTTGATCTTGTTTATAATTTGTTACTATTTTAATATTTATATTTAATTCTAATAAATCTTCTAAATTATTTTTATTAAATGGTTTATTTATAGGATTATATAAATATATCTTATTTATATTACTTAATATTAACAAACGACTGATTTCATATATATATTTATTTTCTAAGCCTAATATTAATATTGAACTATTATGTATTTTATTAATTACATTATGCCCATAAGTTCTAATTTGTCTATCATATAAATCATCATATAAAATATTAGTAGAATCCATTAATAAATTATAAAATAATTATATCTATAAATATTTTAAATCATTTTTTTATTTATATTATTAATGAATAAAAATATGTCAGGAGGACTTGATAACGAAATTGATAATTTACAAAATCAAATTAGTCAAATTAATTCATATAATTCATCTAATTCGTCTGGTTCTCCTTCTGTATTTATTAATAGTAATAATTTACGTTTGGATGTTTTATTATTAACCATTAATAATAATAATTGGAATTTAGGAGCAACTAAAACAGGCAGAGGATTTTTTATCGGTGTTTATAAAGGCCATAATGCTATATATATAGATAAATCCCTAAATGTAGGTATTGGAACAAATAATCCATCGTGTAAATTAGATATAAAAGGTGATGTTCTTATACAAAATAATTTAAATATAAATAATACTGCTATTATTAAAAATTTAACTATTGATAATACTGCAACTATAAATAATAATTTATATGTTAATAATACAATAAATAATGTTGTAAATATTAAAGAATATACTAATACAGGTATTTCTATTTTTAATTTAACAAATAATTATAATAAATCAGGTTCACTAATTATAACTGATACTAATAAACAATATTATAATTATAGTCATAATTTATTAATATTAAAAAATAATAATGGTAATTTATTATTACAAGCTAATACATATGATAATAATTGTGGTATTACTATACGTGAAATAACTAATGATATTTTATTAAATGGTATAACATCTATTAATTCTTCATTAAATATATCAAGTTATAGTATATTTAACAGTATAATTTCCATTAATTCTTCGTTTAATGTATCTAGTTATAGTTTATTAAATGGTATAACATCTATTAATTCTTCATTAAATGTATCTAGTTATAGTATATTAAATGGATCTACTATTAGATCTTTTTTAAATGTATCTGATTATAGTTTATTAAATGGTATAACATCTATTAATTCTTCGTTAAATGTATCTAGCAATAGTATATTAAATGGTATAACATCTATTAATTCTTCATTAAATGTATCTGATTATAGTATATTAAATGGTATAACATCTATTAATTCTTCGTTAAATGTATCTAGTTATAGTATATTAAATGGATCTACTATTAAATCTTTTTTAAATGTATCTAGTTATAGTATATTAAATGGATCTACTATTAGATCTTTTTTAAATGTATCTGATTATAGTTTAT